TCACTTCGCTGTCTCGCCGTGCGACGATGCTGCGAGCTTCCTCCTGAAGGTCTGCAGATCGAGCAAGTAGCTCTCCTGCTTCGCCAAAAAGGCCGTCGACGGCGCCGGGTCGATCTCCTCGATCTCTCGGGCCAGCGGCGTGGGCTGGGGCCTCTTCGCGATCACGGGCGGCGAAGGCTGCGAAGGCGTCGCGCAGCCCTGCAGCGAGCTGGCCATTGCTGCGCTCAGCAGCGAGACGAGCAGCAGTTTCTTGAGCAAGTGCATGGGTGAGTCCCTGTTGTGCGGCTGCGTGCACAGCCATCTTTTCGGAGTAGCGTAGCGCATCGGCCAGCGCCACCCGGTTGCGTGCAGAGACTTCCTCCGCGCGGTCACGCTTTTCACTTGCAAGGTCAGCACGAGCGACGGCCGCGCGCGTGCGCTCGATGCCGGCCGTGGCCAGCGCGGCCACGAGCCCCAGGCCGAGCACCCAGAGCAGCGGGGTCTTGAGGTCGGGAAGCCCGATCATTTGAGCCCCAGTGCTGCCTTGGCATCAGCCCAGAGCATCTGCCTCTCGCTCAGGCCGTTGAAGCCGCCGTTGATGCGCTTCACCACCGTCAGGAAGTCGCCCGCATCGGCGAATGCGCTCAGGCCCTTCGACTGCCAGAAGTACCCCGCGCTGCGCGCTGCGTCGATGGGCAGCGCCAGGCGGTCTGGGTCGGCGACGTAGTCCACGCCGAGCGCCTTGCTCAGCGCGGCGTAGTTCGCCCGACCCGTGGTCTGCAGCAGGCCGCGGCCACGGAATCGGAAGCCATCGCCCGGCTGCGTATTGCCGATGTCGCGCCGGCCCTCATAGCGCTGCTGGGCGATGGTCGGGCCCCACAGCTCCACGACCCAGTGCAGGCCGCCCGACTCGTGGCCGACATTCGCGAGGAATGCCGCTTGGCGCCCCGCCGTGTCGATGCCGAACTCCGCCATTGCGGCCGAGAGCGGTTCAGCGAAACGCTGGGCACGGTCGATCCGCGCGCCCGTGCAGCGCGCGAGGGTTTTTGCGTCCATCATTTGCCTCCGAGGGGTGAATGGTCTGTGCGGGTTTCAGGGGGCGCCCCGTTGCGCCACGCACGCCGCGTCACTTCCAGGTGCAGCACGATCCCGCCGATGCCGGCGATCTCGTACCAGTCGACGCGCCGATCCATGACCAGGTCGAGCAGCACGCCGCCCGCATAGACCGCCATGAGGGCGTAGACCAGCCACCAGATGAAGCGATTGCGCTTGCTCTTCATCAGGCCAATGCGGCAGATGCAGCCGGCCAGCACCAGCAGACAGCCAGACAGGCCGACGACGCGAAGGATCGTTTCCATCATTCACCTCCCAGCTTCTCGATGCGCTTGACCCCTGCGTTGAGCAGCGCGGTCACGACGATCTGCGCGCCGTAGCCAGACACCAGGCTCGCGATGATCAGCAGCGGGCGCGATTCGCTGCTGACGAAGGCGAGCGCGCCGGTGCCGCACGCAGCGCCGATCAGGGTGGACAGCAGGATGAAGATCACCGTTCGCACCTTGCCCATGGACTCGGACTGGTAGAGCGCGAGCAGCGCCCCCACCAGCGCCCACAGCAGGGAGTAGTAGTCCACGCCCAGCAGGGCGAGGGTCATCATCGAGATGGCGCCGACGATCACGCCGGCTGTAGTGGTTGGTTCAGGCATCAGCTCACCCCATCACCGAGCCGGTGATTGCGCAGCGCTCGCCGACGACCGCACCGCCGTGCCACGTCGTCGTGCCGGCAAGCTGTCGCTGGAGCATCGTGGCGTAGTGATAGCCCTCGGTCAGTTCCTTGGCTGCGGACGCCGTGATCGTTGTGTAGGAGACGTTGCTGCCCCCATCGGCGAACCCGCCGCCGTCTTCTGCCGCGACGCCGTCGAACCCGATTGCAGCCGCGCAGTTGTTCGCGCCCGTGTTGAGAAGCGTGAACACGGCCTTGCAATCAACCGAGTCACCCCAGGTCAGGAACTCGATGCGCTTCGTAGCATCGACCTCTGCAAACACCGTGTTGGTCTTGTTCGTCGGGGCAACGACCGCGTTCGACATGGACCGCGAGCGCTGGTTGAACCACGAGATCACGAAGCGCTGCGAAGGGGCATCGATGAATGCAGGCCCGGCGCCTGGGAAAACCATCCCTACCAGCGTTCGCGTCGCAGCGCCCGTCTTGATCTTCACGCCGGTGGTTGCGTCGAGCACCGGAGCGGTCGTCACTGCTTCCAGCGTCATCGCCGTGCCGACCATGTAGGCGTAGATGTAGTAGCGGGTCGATGCGACCAGCCCAGTCGGCGCCAGGGTCACGCCGGCCGCGGGAATCACGCATGCTTCGTTGTTGATCGTGAGATACCGGCCATTGAAGCGAGACAGCAGGATGTTCGCGCCCGACTTCGTGAGCTGGCACTGACCGAGCGGACCGACACCAAGGGCTGCACGCGCGTCCACAGGGTTGCCTGTTGCACCCAGCAGCCCACCGGCCGAAAAGAGTGTGTCCCAGAGCTTCCCGATGCCCGTGCGAAACACTGCGTTCGACGGATTGGGGTAGGTGTCAGCGAGTTCAATTCGCGCGGGAGGGGTGGCCATGGAATTGCCCTTTCAGAAATGAAAAAGGCCTCCCGAAGGAGGCCCGAAGGTCGAAGGAAAGAGTGGGCTAATAGCCCTTGAGGGTCGCGTCGACAGTTGCCCCGCCGACCGATGCGTGCGCGGCGTTGTAGGCCGTCACTTTCGGCGCGAGGTTTGGCGATTTGGTCGTTTCTGCGCTGGTCGCGTTGCTGGCATTGGCTTGCAGGGTGATCTGGATGTTCTTGATCACCGTGAAAGGTTTGGTGTACGGAATGAGCGTGCCACCCACCCCCACCAGCAGATCGTCGACCTGCTCTTCCATATCGGGTGCATCCACCGTGAGCACCATCTGCTGCAAGATGCCTCGGTCCACGCCGGCCCCGATGGTCACGCGGAACTGGTAGACCTCGTTCTGCACGATCAGCTGACCCGGCCACGGCATCCAGGCGCCGGGACCGTCGTAGAAGGGGGCCGCATCAGGGCCATAGAACGGATCGTTGCCGGTCCCGTACAACGAGCCCGGCCCAGAAAGCCGGTAGTCGATGTGCAGGTCGACTCCTTGCATGACGGTGGCCAGCGTCATGATCGAGCCCGCCAATGCCTTGGACACAGGGACTTCATTGGTCACGTAGACCATCTGACCGTAGGAGCCCGCCTCGTAGAACGGATCGAGATCCGCGCCGAAGAAGCTCTGATCGTCGGTGCCATAGAGCGAATCGAGTGCATTGGCCGCCAGGTCGCCGCCCGACTTCGTGTACCCGTATTGGCTCTCGCTGACATAGACGTTGTCGGCGGCCCGCGTCACTGGGGTTGTCGTCGTCGGGATGTAGCTGGTAGGCGTCGCTCCCACTTCAACCTGCGTATATGCGACCTTCATGGAGTCGCCGACTGGCGCCGCGTTGGCGCTCCCAGGATAGATGTACAGCGCACCAGTGCTCGCGCTGACATACGTTCGGGTGATGCGGATCAACGTCGGGACCGTCGTAGAAAGCCCCGTGAAGTTGAAGGCCGAGCCTCCCGCAAACAGAGAAATAGCGCCTGGCCCTTCAAGAATTTCCGCCGAGCCACTACCCGCCGCGCCCCAGGTTTCGGCCGTCGAGTAGAGGCCGATCATTGCGCTGTTCTTGGTCCCGGCCAGTACCGCCACAGTCGCGACACACGTCTGGCCCGCCGTGACAGCACCGAAGTTTTGCCCTCTAACCTCGGAACTCCCGGTCGTCGTCTTGGCGACCTCGGCGAATGCAACGCCCCGATATGACTCGGCTGCGGCGTTGACCGCGCAGGCTCCGATCCAGCCTGCACCCGTGAGGTCTTGGGAGTAGCGAAGCAGGTTCGTCGCTTGACCTTCAATGAGCAGCTGCCCGTTCTCGAAGCGCGGCTCATCGACCGCGGCTGTCTGAAACACGCCGCCCGCCACGTAGGTGGCGGTGGTTGCACGCTCTGAAGAGAAGATGTTGGCGATGGTGTATTGCGCATAGCGGCCTGCCGCCAACAGGCCCCCATCCGGCGAAGTCGGCCAGCCCAACGCTCTGAAGTCCCACTGTTCAACGATGTTGGCGATAGGCGAGTCGCCCAGGTCCATCACGATGTTTCCAGTCGCCAAGGACAGATTCCCCGTGGTGTCGATGGCCTTGCCCATGATCGTGACGACGCCGCCGGGGCGGGCCACCAGGTCGTAGGGGCTCTCGGTGATGAGCCCCGTGTGCAGCGGCGCTGCACTCCCCCAATCGAGGTTGTTCCCGTAGTGAAAGCGAAAGATGAAGCCGGCCAGGTCAGGCACGCGCCGCGGCAGGCTCCACGACAACACGCTCCCCGAGATCGACAGGTTCTCGAGGTTCGGCGGTGGCTCGGTCTTGCCCACCACCTGGTGGATAACCTGCGGACTCCAATCGCTGGCGGCGAGTGTGCTGCGCGTGCGCGCACGGATGATCACGAAGGCGAGATCTGCCACGCCCGTCAGCCGCGCCTCGGTTGCATCTCCCGGGACAACCACGCTGCGCCAATCACCGTCAGGCAGGACGAGGAACTGAATCTCCACGGTGCCACTGGATGCGACCGACGCCTCCAGGACCGGCGCCCAGGTCACGCGGATGCTGTTCACGACCGTGCCGTCGGTCTGCACGATCAGTTCGCCCTCGCCGCTCGAAATCTCGGCAAGCACAGGCGGATAGATTTCCCACGGCTTCGGCAGGCCCGTGTTTGGCGCCAACCCCTCGGGCTGAAATGCTGCGCCGTACTGGAAGATCGCCGCCGTCGTCTCCTTGAGCGTGAGCATCACATAGCCGTCCGGCATGAATGTGCGGCTCAGGATTCGGAATTCCTTGTTGGCCCAGCCGTAGCGCGACAGGGTCAAGGTCACGCCGTCGAAGAGCTCGAGCGGATAGGCGCGCATCTTGAAGGGCAGCGTCACCGTCAGAGGATCGCGGCCGTCGCGCAACATGATCCCGCTGATGTGGAACGCCTGGCCGCCGTAGAAGACGGCAGGCATCTTGACCTCCTGCGACAGCTCCGCACCGTCGACCTCCACCAGTGCTTCGGACCGGTACGGCGTCAGCGGGGTTTCCAGGTAGTTCGCCGCCTGGTCCCAGATCCGGGCGGCCACCGTATTGATCTTCTCCGCGCGTGGCTTGTGGGGGCTGATGCCAATCGGGCTCTGCGACGCGCCGCTGTCGCCTGAGCGCTGCACCACGGCCAGATCGGCATCCGTCAAGTTCATCACCGGCGCCTGGTACACCCCGGCGCGACAGTAGAACTCGCCGGCCGCAAAAGCCCACTCGCCCCCCATCGCCTGCGACAGGTCATCAAGCACATCACGCGCCGGTGCCCCAAACAGAGTCACGAGGGCCGAGCGGTACATCTGCACCCAGTCGGCCCCGGTGTAGCTGATCATCAGCTCGCAATTGTTGGCTGCAGCGATGATACGCAGCTCTTCGGCCAGGGTGAGGCTCTTGCGCTTGCCGAACTGCGGATGCATCAGGACATGCCGCATGTGCAGCGCCGGGTTTTCGGTGAAGACGGTTGCACCGCTCCGGGCGTCGTAGCACCTGGCCCCGCGGATCTGCGCGGTGACGTTCGGCAGGCCCGTCGGAAAGGCGGTCTCGTTGTAGACGAACTCGCACTCGATGTAGGCGACGCCCCGGGCACGATGGTTTGCCGTCCATGTGCCGGGCAACAGCAGCTGCATGCGAGCGTCTGCCGGTTGGTCTGGCGACCCCAGATGAATGAACACCCGCGCCGAGGAGATGAACTGCACCCACTGGTAGTTGACGTAGTAGGTGTAAGCGGGGTCAATCGAGTTGATGGTCAGGACGTTTCCGCTCAGGGAAAAGTCCACCGACTTCATCTCGTACTCGCCGCCCTCGGAGTTGTTCACCTGGCGCCGCGCCGTCACGGTGAGCGTATTTGCGACCGGCGTATGAGCGAGATTGGTGACGGGGTAGACGGTCGTCTCTGACGCGCTTTCGGTGGTCGTTCGACCCCACGGCGCAGTCGTGACATTGCCGTCCACATCGAGGCTGATCGGCGTTTCGTTGAAGTAGATCTGCTCGACGCCGTCGATCTCATGGCCGGCAAGCGCCAGCACGGAGATGAACACGGAGTTGTGCGGCGCTATGCTCGTCTGGAAGAACGCAGCCCCACCCTTTCGGGTCCGCCCGAGTACCAGTTCGCGAGGCGCAAGAGCGTTCTGCGCGTTCACCATGCGGTCGACCACAGATGCTTCGTACTGGGACCGCGCAGCGCGTTCGGCTTTTCGCTGCTGCGAGCTGCTGAGCGCCAGCCCCCCGAGCAGCGTGATCCCGGTCGCAATAGCCTGTGCAGTAGCGACGGTGATGCCGCCGGCGACAACAGCACTGCCGATGGCCTGAATGACTGGAACAAGGACTTGCGGCATCAGATCTTCCAGGCGGCAAAGACCGCAGTCATTTCAAGCGCCACTAGGCCATCGGGCCCGGGCGCGATGGCATTGACGCCGTTGCAGATGCCGAGCAGGTCTCGGCCGTCATTGGCAAGCAGCACCACGTCGCCCACAGCCGCCATCAATGGCGGAACCGGCTGACCGAGCAGCGAGGTCGCAAGCGCGTGAAGCCCGCCGCCCTCTTCGATCAGGCGGCCTGCAGCCAGCGCCGTGTCGTAGGCCAGCACATCTGCCATCGGATCGCTATCGGTGATCACCGCCACCGCGCCGGCGGCGAAGGTGCAGCAGTCGTTCGAGCCCCAGCAAAAGGGCATGCCCAAGCGGGCCCGAACGTAGGCGGCAAACCGCTCTTGCCAGTCCGCGCGCCTCATTTGCCGTTCAGTGCGATCAGCCATTGCTTGCCAGCCCAGATGATGGGCTTCCCGATCAGAGAATTCAGGTACTCGAACGCCCGGTCGTCGGGGTAGAGCGCTTTTTGGTCGACGTTGCTGTACGTCATGGGCGTGCCGCGCAGAAGATCGACGGCCGCGCTCTCCGCAGTGGCCGCGATGGTGCAGGTTTCACCGTCTTCCTGAATGGGCATCGTGTCGAGAGTCCCGACCCAATCGATCGGAGCCTCGATCACTTGCCAATCCTCATCAAGGATCGCGAGCCGCGTCGTCAGCGGCGTTCCCTGAACCACGGTTGCGTCGGCGAGAGCGAGCGACAGATAGTCGGTCGGTACGCCCGACATTTCGAGCTGCAGCCCCTTGATCTCGCCGGGCGAGTCATCGATCTGGCTGATGGTGCCCAGGCCCGCGGCGCCGAGGTATGTCACCCCTGCGTAGACCATGTTCTGATTCGACGAATTCAGCGCGACAGCAAAGCCGGGGAACTCCATGAGCACGAGTCGCGCAATGCGCAGCTCGGGAGCGCTCAACGCGGCGACGGCGGCAGGCGTTAGCGTCCTCATGGAACGGCTTCCACGAAGTCGAGAGAGGCGCCCTCGCCGTACCCATAGAAGAACTGGAATGACGGGGAAGACACCAGGCGAAACTCGACGGAAGGCTTGTTCCAGGAAACAGCCGTGCCGGCCGTGACGGCCCGGCGCAGCCGATTCACCAAAGGCACGACGATGACGCCCGAGCCATTCGCCGTGACATCCGTCGCGACCTGCAGAAGCAATCCGCTCACACCGATCATGTCGCCCGCAAGCAGCGTTGCGCCGGCCACGGTGTTGACGGTCAGAGACCCGGCGCCGGCCGCGGCGGCCTGTGCCGTGGGAGCACCCCGCATCGTGCCGCGCGGCTGGCTGCGTGCCATGTGCCAGAGCAGGCAGGTGTTCGCCATGCCGCGCATTGCGCCGGCGAACGCCTCCCGGGCCGCCACGTCGCCCTGCGAGCCCCGCGGTAGAACCGCATTCGCGGTCCAGCGGTCGTTCAGCAGGTCGACCACCTGCTCGCTACCCCCGAATGGGGAGCTGAACGCACGCTGATTCACGGCCAGGGTCATCGAAAACGATTCCGGTCGGAACGCGGGAGGAAGGGCAATCAGGGTCATGCCGCCCCTCCATATGCCCGGCTACGCCCAAAGGCTGCAGCGATGCGGCGCTCCGTTCCCTGCTGCGCCTGTTTCAACATCGACAGGGTCGCCACATCGCCGACCGTGTTGTTGATGGTGATGCTGAGCGGTCCCCCGCCGCCGGCCAGTGCGTGATTCGGCACGATGGTGCCGGGCACGCTCGGAACGAACAGTTCTGGGCCGCGCTCGCCGACGATGGACGCCTTGCCGACCGGCGGGCTACCGCCATCCGCAAAGCCCTTGCCGCTGAACCAGCCGCCCACGGTTGAAAACAGCTTCGACCAGTCGAGGCCGCCTTCACCACCACCACCGCCCGCAAGCCCCCTCGACTTCAGGAGGTCGCCGAGTTCGTCACCCTGGAAGAGTCCAGCAAGCCCCTTGGCCATCGGCCCGGTGATGGTCTGTTGAATGCCGACCCGAGCGAAATCCGCGATGATCGAATCCGCGAGGCTCTTCACGTCGACCTTCCCCTTCGTCACGAACTGCACCAGCGAATCCTCGGCGCTCTTGAATCCGTCGGCGAAGGCCTTCTCGGCCGTGGCCGAGACGTTCGCCACGGCATCGGCATAGTCAGACAGAGCGGCGGTCGCCCCGGTCTTCCAATCGGCCTGCTTGACCTTCAGGGCGTCGAAGTAGCGACCCTGGGCATCCAGCGCCTCTTCGAGCGCCTTCTTGATGCGCTCGACATCGTCTCGGTACTTCTGCGAGAACAGCGTGCCGTTCTCGCTCGCACTCTTCGTCGCGCCTCTTTCGTACCGCTGAAACTCGGCGCGGATCGCGCGCTGTGCCTCGACCTCTTCGCGTGCGCGACGGCCAAGACCGAAGGCCCCAAGCTCGCGCGTTGATTGCTCGTCACGGGATTCCTGGCCGGAGGCGATGGAGGCATAGATCCCGTCCATTTGCTGGCGGTACTGCTTCGCGTCATCGGCCGATTTCTTGACGATGTCGGCGATCTTCTTCTCGAACTCGAGTTGACCCGACAGGGCCGCGTTCTTTTCGAGCTGCGCGCCGATGGCGTCCTTGTTTGCCAAGAGGCTGCGCTGCTCGGCCGTCAGGATGGACTTCTCTTTCAGGTCGGCCACGAGCTTCGTGAACTCGACCTGCTTCTTCTGGGCGTCGGTGATCTTGAGCTCGCCATCGAGCTGGCTTTGCAGGGAGGCCTCGGTCTGGCGCAGGTTCTCCAGCATCTTGGTCGCTGCGTCGTCCTGGTACGCCTTGGGCGCCGACCCCTTGGGCTGTTTCTTGTCCTTGTATTTCTCTTCGATGTTGGCGCGCAGGCGCGCGTAGTCCTCGGCCTTCAGGTTCACCAGCTTGGCGTCGCGGTCCAGCTGTTCGATCTCTTCCTTGCGCTGCTCGGCGCGGGTGCGGGTTTCCTTCTTCTGGTCGGCCAGGCGCTGCGAGGCGGCGATCTGGGCCTGCTCGGTGCGCTTGCGCTCCCCCTCGGCGGCCGTCGTCTCCTGCTCGCGCAGCAGCTCGCGTGACGCCGAAACGACATCGTCTTTCGCCTTGCGAAGCGCCTCGGGCGTGCTGCCGTTCTGGTTCAGGAAGGCGACGCGCTTCTGCGCATCCATCAGCCGGTCGGCTGCCGACTGCTGGGCGCCGATGCTGGCGACACCGTTGGCAATGGCACTCCACATGCCCGCGGCAACGTCGCGCGTGAGGCTCAGAGCCTTCGACAGGAGGCCAGCCTGCGCCTGCACCTTCTGCATAGCCGCCACCGAGGCTTCCGCGCGGGTGGCCTGTGCCAGCGCTGCAGCCTCCTCCTTGCGCCCTTCTTCTTCCAGGGCCCGGATCTGATCGAACGTGGACAGCGTGAGGTAGTGCAGCGACTCGTTCAGCTTGGCCGATGCCTTGGTCGGCTCTTCTCCCAGGCGGACGTATTCCTCGACGGCGTCCTTCACCGACGTGCCCATGACCTTGGTCTGGGCCACGACAGCAGTTCCCACCGACTCCATGACACTGCCGGCGATGCGCCCGCTCGAGGCGAGCGCGAGCAGCGCGTCGGTCGCCTGCCCTTGCGTTCCGATGATGCCGGCGATGCGCTGCGACATCGAATCAAGCTGCGACGCACTCTGCCCCGCATAGTTGCCCGAGGCGATCAGCGCCTTGTTGAACTCTTGATTGCGCTCGGTGGCCTGGTAGTAGGCAAACGCAAGCGCGGCCACCCCGGCCGCCGCCAGGCTCACCGGCGTGATCATCCCGCCAATGTACGAGCCCAGGGCACTGGCCGCCGGGCCGATGCCGCCGAACATGTCCTTGAGCTGCCCGCCCTGCTGCAGGAACACGGTGAGCGGCGCCTGGCCACCCTGCAGGCTGGTGACGATGTCCGTGACCTGCGCCGGCACACCACGCAGGGCTGCAGACGTCTGCGCGGCCGATATGCCCATCCTGCTGAAGGCAGCGGCGCCGGACTTCCCGGCGCTGTCGAACTCGGCGCGCAATGCGGCCATCTTGCTGGCGACCACCGAACGCGCACGCTCGACCTCGTCAGCAACCCCGGTCGCCCGGATCTGGTTGAACGCCTCGCGGATCTTCTTCGCCTCGTCCACGATGGCGCTGTTCGGCCGGATGCCGAGGGCCCCAAAGCCGTCGCCGATCCGGCGCTGGTCATCCTGAAGCGCCTTCTGCTTGGACAGCGCGAGATCGAGCTGGGCGAGGTACGGCTTCAGCGCGTCGGTGTTCACGCCGCGCTGGCTGGCCAGCGAAGCGAAGTATTCCGAGCCCGATTTCTTGCCGGCCTCGGCCGCGGCGGTCGCACGCTGGATCGAGTTGATCAGGCTCTTCGTGTTCGTGTCGACCTTCGAGGCGGCTTCATCGCTGCCCTTGCCGATTGCGGCGATGCCCTCGGCCGCCTTCTTGCCCTCTGCTTGCGCGTGGACGCCAATGTCCGACAGCGTTCGCTTGACTCGGACGCCGCCGGCCTCGACGCCTGAGGCATCGACGCCCATCACGATCTGTTTCTTGAGATCAGTCATCCGAGCCCCAAAAGAAGAAACCGCCCGGAGGCGGTCTGTGTGTGCGCTACTTGGCGCGCATGAAGTCGAGGGCCGCCCGCTCCATCGTGCGGATGTCCTCGAAAAGCCGGGGCCAGTCAGCCCGAGGCACGCCTGCCAGGCGCAATACAACGGGCAGCGCGCAGTAGTTCAGGCCGGTGGCGCCTGAAAAGCTGGTGTTCCACTGCGTGCCCATGCGCCCGAAGACCCCGGCGACCACCTCGTGTTCAGGCCAGCAATCGACCTCCAAGCTGGCTTCCTCTACGGTCAGCCCGATGTCCGCCGCCTCCTGCGGCGTTGGGTCGGGTGTGTAGATGGCCCGCGCCAGCTCGATCAGTTTTTTGCCCGGGCCTTGATCAGTTCGCGGATGTAGGTGTCGCGGATCGCCGCAGGCGCGGTGATGTAGCTCTGCGCCATCAGCTTGACGTTCTCTTCGTTGAAGGGATCGACAAGCTCCCAGCCGGAGGCGACGGCCAGCACCTGGTCTTCAAGCGACATGTCGGCCAGCGCCTTGATGAACTCATCCATCTCGTCACGGGTGCGGTGCTTGAAAACGAACTCGACTTCGACTGCGTCGGAGCCGGGCTGCATGATCTCGACCTTCGCCTTGAAGGTCGGGTTCGGCTTGAGGGTGAGGCGTGCCATTACGTTGCGTACCGGATGAGCTTGCCCACGCTGGTGAACGTTGCGATCACCGCGTTGATCTGGTTGGCCGTCAGCTTCGGCTCGCTGTCGAAGCCGACATAGACGTTGTAGTAGATGGCGCCACCCTGCGGCAGCGCGGCACGCAGGATGCGCGGCAGGCCGTCGAAGTCCGCCGCGGACAGGATCGCGTTCCAGGCCAGGCTCGGATCGTCCGCGAGCGTCAGCGTCAGCGTCTTCGCGTTCTTGTAGGTCGGTTTGCGGCGCTGCGTGCCGTCTTCCAGATAGACCCAGTCGACAAACTGCTGTTCGCCGCCCGAGCTGTCGTTGCCGAGCACCTGGGAGATCTGGGTCCACGTCAGCACTTTGCGCACCGAGCCGACACCACCAAGTGCGGGGTAGGCCTGCACGTTGGTCGTGTTGTAGCCCTCCAGGCCGAACGTGCCAGCGGTCGACAGCGAGACACGCGAGGGACGACCGTCGAGCCCCACCCAGCCCGACGTCAGTTCGAGGATTTCACCGTTCACGAGGCCGTGCGCCGCGGCGGTGGCGACCGGCGGCGCGGCGTTGGTCAGCGCGGTGACGGGGATCGCCGGCCCGTAGGTCGCGGCAATCGAATAGACAGTGCCATTCGGAAGGAATGCAGACATTTTTTTTTCCTTTCAAGGAAGAGAAGCCCGCCGAAGCGAGTGGCCAGGCCCGGAGCGGGCGAAAAAAAGCCCGCGCGAGGCGGGCCGGGTTGAACTGGGTGGGTGTGGGCCTATCGGGCCGACCAGATGGAAAAGTCCTGCTGCTGGCCGAAGAGATCGACCAAGGAGCCATCGACATCGATGGGCCCGCCCAGGGCTTCGGCCTGGAAGGCGGTGGCAAGGACGACGACGGCCTCGACCTGTAGGGCGAGCGCCGCGACCTCTGCTTTCGTCGCGGCCCAGGTGTTGATCTGGAAGCGCCCGTTCTTCTTCGAGGGCATCGACTGGCGTTCCAGGAACGCGACGGGCACGCCCCCGGCCTGCTGGTAGGTGGCATAGGGCGCCTGAACGCCCTCCGGCGCATTGGTCGCATAGACGCGCTCGCCGAAGATCGGGGCAAGTCGGGCGATGAGGTCGGCTTCTACGGTCATCTCAGCTTCTCCAGGGCGTCTGCGAGCCCCTTGTCGAGGACATCGCTGGCCGCCTTCTCGGCAGCCGCCACGCGCGCGTCGTAGCTCGAACGGATGAACGGCTGCGCCGGCACCCAGTGCGGTTTCAGCGGGCCGTTCTTGCCCACGACCTTGGTCCAGTGGCCGTTCTCGATCAGATGGCCGTGCGGCGCCTTCCGCGCGTTCCAACTGACGTGATAGGTCGCCGCTTGCGGCGTGCTGTGGTCGGCGCTGTAGGCCTGATAGATAGACCCCTTCAGCGTACCGGGCGGGATGACTCGACCGCCCTTGCGCTTGTGCCCTGTCGCTGCGACCGGAACACGGCGGAGCACCTCGTCGTAGAACACCTGTGCGCCGGCTTGCGCGGCCGGGCGGACGAGTTCGCGAGCATCGAGGTCCAGCTGGTCGAACTCGGCCATCAGTCCGCTGGCGTCGAACGACATAGTGAAGCCGTCAGCCATTGTTCAGCCCTTGTTCGCAGGCGAGATACACAAACTGGCGACTGGTCCGATCGGGAAGCACCGCCTTGATGTCGAAAAGCTTGCCATCGTGCAGCACGCGCATGCTGGCAACAACTCCAGGCAGAGCGCGAATCAGGATCGAGGCGCGAACCAGCGCAGCCGGCGCATCGGCGCGCACCACTTCGAGCCCGTTGAGGTACGACACATCAGCCCAAACGTTCGTTGCGAATGGCGCCCAGGCCTTGACGACGCCACCAGCGGCGTCCCTAGTGGGGATCGGGCTCTGGATCTCGATGAGGTGCCGAAGCTTTCCTGCTCTCACGGCATCATCACCCGACGGTCGTGGCGAAGTAGCGCCTTTGCGCCGTGCGGCAACTCGACGGCCGTTGCGCCCACCACGGCATCCTCGCGGTTTTCGAACAGATGCCCCAGGATTAGCAGCACAGCCGACACGATGCAGGGATTCACCACGATGCCGTTCAAGACTCGTGTTGCCCGCTCGCGCGCTGCACGGTATTGCGTCTCCGCGATGTTGAGCGCATCCCCACGGTCGCTAGCGTTCTCGATCAAGGCTGCCGCGGCTACCGCCGCTTCGTAGGCCACGCGCGCGGCCGTCAACGCACCGGGTAGCGCGGCAACCGCTGCGCCCATGGCTGCGTCGTCCGGATAGATGGCTCGATTCAGATACCGCGCGGCGTGGTCTTCCGCACCCGCCATGTACGGCTCGATCTGCTCCTGCGGATACGTTGGGCCGACGCGCAAGTGCGCACGAGCCAGATCGAGCGTGATGACAGGCATGATCAGCCCTTGGCCTTCGCCCTGGGTTGCTTGTCGTCGGCTTCTTCCAGGGCACCAAGTTCACGCGCCCCGGCTTCGAGTTCCGGCGGGCATTCGTCACCTGCCTGGTACTCGACCGGGTAGATGTCCCCATTGGGGACACCCTTGAATGGCTTGTTGAGCTTCATGGTGTCCCCCTGCTTACGCCGCGACCTTCAGCGCGCGCATCGGCTCGGGGTTATGGACGCCACCGCCGACACGCTTCGTCGTGTAGAACAGGACGTAAGGCTTGGCGGTGAATGGATCACGCAGCACACGCACGCCGACACGGTCATACACCGTATAGGTGCGCTTGAAGTCGCCGAACAGCAGCGGCACCGAGTTGGCGGCCACGTCAGGCATATCCGGCACCTCGGTGATCCCGAAGCCGGCCAGGGTCGCAGGCTGGCCGGCCACGTAGGACGGCTGCCAGAGATAGTTGCCCTGGCCGTCTTTGAGCTTACGGATCGTGCCCTGCGACTTGCGGTTCATCACAAACCCGGCATTTGCGGTGAACGCGGAAGGCAGGTCATAGATCAGATCGACGATGCCATCCGAGGTGATCGCCGCCGCGGCGCCGCTGTTTACGGCCTTGATCGCGCCGAACGGGTGCTTCGCCGCATTGGCCCCGCCGGTGACATAGGTCAGGATGCCGAACGGCTTGTTCGCACCGTCGCCGGAGAAGAACGCCGCGCCCTCCTGCTTGGAAAACTCGGTCTCCACTTCGCCCGCGAGCCACGCTTCGAGATTGATCGCCGAGTCGTCGAGGATCTGCTGGGTGGCGGCGGGGTTCGCATAGATCTCGCCCCAGCCAAAGCCGAGGGAAGCGAACGTGCCGGTGCTGGTCTGAGGACGCGCCGCCGTCTCTCCGACCCAGCCCGATGCAGTGCCGCCCAGGTTGAACAGCTTGGTCAGGCCGGCGCCGGACACCGGCTGCACCGTCGCGAGTTGGCGCATCTGCGAAACAAGCACGAGCTTGTCGGTGATGGTGCGATCCCACTCGACGGGAGCCAGATAGCCACCCTCGCCGTCAGCGCCCTTGTTGAGCGCTGCCTGCACTTCGCCCTTCTTGAAATGCGAGCGGAAGGCCCCCGTGTATTCGGCATCCTCCACCTTCTTTCCGCCAGTGCCCGCGCCCATCTGCGCCGCGGCAAGCTTCAAGTTGGTGTCGTCGACTTCCTTCTGCAGTCGCGAGATGTCGGCGTTGATCGCGTCGACCTTGAGAGCCTGCAGCGCGTCGGCGTTGCCCTTCTTGATTTCTTCGAGTTGCTTGGTGTGCTCGGCCTTGAAGTCGGCGAAAGCCTTGTTCAGGGATTCCACCAGCGCCTTGACTTCGCCGGGACCGGCATCCGCGCGGACGGCGATCAGGCCGCGCGGAACGGGCATGGACGCGGCCTTCTCGGCCATCGAGTTGACGGCAGAAGCCGATGCGGCGCCTGCAGACAGAACGGACAGAGCGGCGACAGCCGCGAGGGAGATGAGAGTGCGTTTCATGGTTTAGACCTTTAGGGAGTTGGTGAGAGAAAGCAGCAGTGCTGCGGTTTCGCCAGCGCCCGGCATGGCGGTTTCAACGGCAGCGCCCGGCGTGCCAGTGAAAAGGGACTTGAAGGCATCGCGGCGAGCAGAGCGGGAGTGCCCCGCACGCGCCATCGACGCTTCGATCAATGCCAGGGCCTTCTTACCGCCCTGCGCCCTGGTGTCTTGGGTTATGTCGGAGCGCTCAATCAGTCCGGTGGCAAAGCCATCCTCGACCGCCTGTGCGGCGCCGATCCATGTTTCCTTGTCCATCAGCACGGCCGTCTCGGCTTTCGAAAGCCCGGTGCGCGAGGCATAGACCTGCGCCATCGCATCGTCGAACGGTGCGAGCCGCGCCGCGGCGTCCGCCATGTCGTGGCGGTTGCCGATGGCGACAGCCCATGCGTTGTGAACCATCAGGAACGCGCCATCGCCCATCAGGATCTCGTCGCCGGCCATCGCGATCACGGATGCTGCTGAGGCCGCCAGGCCCATCACGCGAACAGTGACCTTGGCCTTGTGCTCGCGCAACATGTTGTAGATCGCGACTCCCTCGAAGAAGTCGCCGCCAGGCGAATTGACATTGACCGTCACGTCACGGGCGCCGATGCTGCGCAGTGCCGCGCTCATGCGCTTGGCCGTGAAGCCCTGGCCGTCCCAAGATTCGCCAATGGCATCGTAGATCGAGATCGAGGCATCCCCTTCCGTTGCGGCACGCACCTCCGGCTGCCAGCGTTCGAGCGCGTCGGGGCGAACGTCGAACTGTGCGGCGCCCAGGCGGTGGTCGGCCCGGATCTCAGGCAGGTTCAGGAGGCTCATCGTTGTTCCTTGATGCCGGCTTGCCCGGCTGGGTCATCGGGTTGCGCAGTGCGTCTGTTTGCGGGTCGGCGGATTTCGGGAGGTCGGACAGTTCGCGCACTTCGTTCTGAGACATCCAGGGCGCCTGACCGCCAGCGCCAAGCGCCGTGGAGAAGAAGGCTGCCTGGTCGGCGAGCGTGCCGCGCAGCAGTGCGCCCTCGTTGAACTTGTATTGCAGGCGGCCGAGTTGATCTTCGGGAAGAAGGCAGCGCGCCGCAGCCTGTTCCCAGGACACGAACCAATGCGACAGCCCGTACTGAATGAAGAAGATCGCGAGTTGCTGAATGCCGCTGCCCCAACTCGTGTCGTCCATCATCAGAAGCGGTCGGGGCACGCCATACATGCGCGCCGCTTCCTCGATTTGGTGGTTCCGGTTCTCGATCTGCTGCGATTCCCGCCCGGTACTGGCCCACTTGCTGGCCTTGGCGTTCTCTTCCAGCAGCATCCACTTGCCGGCGTTTTCCGCACCCGCGTAGTCGCTGTTCAGCGATTCCTTCATGCGCGTGTAGGCGGTCTCGGAAAGCTCCTTCGGCACCTCGATGGCGCCCCCAGCCATCACGCCTGTGCGGAAGGTGCGAGACGCCGCACGTTCCGCCTGCTCGGCCAGCTCCAGGGCGTCACGGCCCAGCTTGACGCGCGAAATTCCGTTGATGCCATCCAGCGAGAGATCGCGCAGATGGAATACATCCCTCGCCGGCAGCGTGATCTCTTTGCCGTCCGGCGTTGTGTAGTCGTATTCCATCTGCCACGCGCTGTTCAGCCGCGGCTTGGTCGAGCCTCGATCCATCGGGATCAGGCGAATTGGCCGACTTCCCGACCAGATCACACGCGCAAAGGACTGTCCATCGAGCAGGGCCCGAAGCTGCATCAGGCTCTTGAACTCAATTGGCGTCTGCCAATCATTGGGCTTGTACTTCAGCAGCCGATGCGCCGGGTTGTCGGTCTGCACCTTCTTCTTGTCGTCGCTGCTCTGCAGGTTCAGCGGCAGCATGCCAACTGCCTCGGAGATCAGCGTCACGCAGCGCAGCACTGCCATGTTCCGAAGGCTGCGGTCACGGGCCGTATCCACGCCGGCCGTGGTTCCGCCGCGGATGTACTCCAACAGCGCCGGGTCGTCGAGGCCGCTGAACTGATGCCCCTGCGAGGCCTCCGCGCGCGGACGCGACTGCACCTCCGGCGCATTCGAGCGCCGGAAGAAGTCGAGAATCTTCATTCAGTCGGTCCTTACAGGAAGCGGATGCCCCGGGTTTCGTAGACGGAGTTGCCTCGCGCCTCGGGGTTGAGCGACAGAAGCGTCACTGCGTTGAACGTAGCCATCAACGGGTCGATCTTTGCAGTGCCGGAGGCCTGCTTCGTGATCACGATGGCGTTGCCCCTCGGCTCGACCTTCGCGTTGCCGACCGACCAGGCCATCAGGGGCTGACCGCCATGGATCAGCGCTCCCTCGGCGAGTTTTCGTTCGGTCGTCTTGATCGCACCGGTCATCTTCCAGCCTTGGCTGATGCCGATCACCTTCTCTTCAGGCACCTCGGCCTCGACAAGAGCATCCAGAATGCCGCCCAGCCCTGCTGGGTCGCAGCCGATCTTGTCCAGCAGACCCGATGCCTCGCACTGGGCCGCGACATCAGCCACGCCCGCCACGTCTTCGCCGATCGTGCTCACCAGGATGAGGTCGCCATCCTTCGCGAAGTCCTGCAAGCGTGGAGCAATCTCCTTTCGCCGCTCGAGAACCGAGGGATGTGCCCACGCACGAGTCCACAAGAGCCAGCGCTTGCGCAGAACGGTCTTCGCCGGAACAACGGCTTTCGTGTCCTCGTCGAAGTGTTCCGGGATGAGGAACTCTTCAGCCTTCCTGCGCCGTCCAGCGACCGCAGCGCCCAGCAAGTCGTCCAGGCCGCCGCCGTCGATTCCCATGTCCACCACTTCGCATTCTTCGAGCAGTTGCTCGAGCGTCAGCCCGGGCACCTCGGCACGCGGCACCCAGAAGTCGGCACCTGCCCACCGGTCTGAGCGCAGGTTCATGCCGATCTCGACATTCAGGTGCTTGGCCAGGAACTCCTTGAAGTCCTTCTCGCCGCCCTCCAGCGCCTGACTGTGCAGCTGCGTGATGCGCGCAATATCTACCGACGCGCCCCAGTTCGGGTTCGTCACGTAGGCATTCGCCAGATCCTTGTGCGCTCCCGCATCCAGCATGGACTGCGGGAACTCGTAGATCACGGGCAGGAACCGCGGGTCCTTGATGAACCCATCGCGCACCTTTCGCGCGTAGCTCAGTTTTTCCTTGAACACCCCCGCCGGCGGCTCGGCCGATTGCGTGGTCGCATAGATCACGAAGCCATCGGGCCGAGATGTCAGGCCGCCAGTCGCTTCCAGCAGCATGTTCGAAGCCTTGGCCTGTTTGCCGAACTCGTGGAGCTCATCGACAAAGACAAAAGATGCCTTCTTGCCTGACACCGTGTCACTATCCGCGGCCACCACCTTCAACGTCGCCGCGTTGTCCCGATGTGTGATGGTGCGGAAATAGTCCTGCACCTTCAACATCGCCGACAGTTCGTCGTCCGCCTTGATCATGTCGCGGATCGGCTTGTAGCTGTTGTCCGCGATTTCCTTCGTCGGCGACAGAATCAGCAACTCAGCCGACGGGCGCCAGTTCAGCACCAGGGCGGTAAGCATGATTCCGGCCGCGGCCGTCGACTTCATGTTCTTCTTGCTGACCATGAAGAAGAACTCATTGATCAACCGACGGCCCGCTTCAGCGTCGTAGGCGCCGAAGATCGCACGGACCCAGTCCTTGACCCACGGCAGGCAGGCTTCCCGCATGGTTGGCTGTCCAGCGACATCGACCAGGACCAGCCCCCCGAAGACCTCCCACGCCTCGTCTGCTTGCACTGCGAATAGCGGCGGTGCAACGATCAGGCTCTCGCGCGCCACGATCCTGCGCTCCCAATCGACGCAGGCGGTAGACCACTCCATCGATTACTTGCTCGCGACCAGGCGCGGTCCTTGCCGCATTGCGTACTTGCCACCAGCGGGGCGCTCAGGCGTTACGGGCTTCGCTGCCTCCGACTTCTTGGCGTGCTGGACGCCCAGCAAGGCGATTGCCGCCTTCAACTGAGCCGGGCTCGGGTCGACAAGTCCCTGCATGGCCATCGTCAAGAACTCTTTCGAGTCTTCGGTGGTCGCTGGATCTGCGGTTTTCGGCTTGCGACCGGCGCCCGGACGGGCACCACCGCTGCGTCCTTTGACACCTGTCATTTGATTTCCTTTTGATTCCGGGGCGAGTTTTGCGCGTGAGGAACCAGTCGGTTTCCCGGCGACTGGGCCGACAGACTTTCGAGCCCCCTCTCCCTTCGTGATACCTCTGTGCAGCACGACAGGCGGCCCGTGGAGCCACGATCTCAGCCCGTGCGCGCCTTGGCCTCACGCTCGGTCTTCTCGCGGTGGCAGGGCTCATTGCACAGGGGTTGTAGGTTGCTCTCGTCGTTGGTGCCACCGTCGGCCAGCTCGACGATGTGGTCGATGTGGTCACGGCTGGACACCCAGACCGCACCGCACCGGGCGCAGCGGTAGTCGTGGCGCTTGGCCACGCGTTCTCGGACTGCCATCCATGCGCGGCCGCGTTGGCGTTCCGTGGTGCCCGCCTTAGTCTGCAGCACTGGGGTGCGGGTGAGGCGGGCTGCTGCGAGCCTGGGCTTCAGGGTTGCAAGACTCATGTGTTCCACGCGAAACGCGCCCCACAAATAAGAAAGCGCGATGTCGGGATTCCGGCATCGGGCAATGGCGGCAACTGCGATTTGCGTCGAGAGATAGCCTAATGGCCGAGCGCCAGCACTCGCTGTATGCTGAGCCAAAATTACAAACGGAGACAGCATGGCAATTCTTGTGGCCACGCGTAATAGTCGCGCCCTTCTGGCTGCGATCCGCAAGTCCATTGACGAAAAGCACGTCGCGACATGGAGCTATGACCAATCTGGCGACTTCACGCACGACGTGGACCAATGGCGTTATCACGCCTGGCTGCGGCCAACGGCGGAGATGAACCGTCTTGTCCTTGGCATCATCAAGAACACGAAGATCAATCTCACCGACACGATCTACGGCGTGTATCACGGGCGGTTCACTGAGATGCTGCTCGCGCACCACACGGCGCTTTTCAGCACGGCCACCTGCACGGCCGGATTTCTCGACGGGTACGACTTCTACTGAAGGTCCATCGCGCCCACCAGCGGCAGAGTAAATGTTGATGCGGCGGGCGTTCAGGTTGGGGGGCTGCCCACCGTCCACTCGAGTGCCCAACGCACGTGACCCGCAGATAAAAGGCCTCGCAGGGGCAAATCGGGGCTTTCGGTCAACTACCAAAATATGGGATTGATTCTTGGACGCCATGCCCTCATCGTGCCGAAATAAGGATGGAGGGGTAAATGAACTCAGAACCTATTTGGTGCTGCGCGGTTGTGTCTGCCTGCCTGTTGATGACAGGATGTGAAACTCTAGCTACGAATGCGCAGATTGCCTCAATGGGTGCACAAGCCCCGAGACGCAATGTCGCGGCCCTCGAGCCGGCAGCCAACGCAGTCGCTGCTACGTCCGGTACGTCGAGCGCAACAGATCAGCCGGGCCAGAACGCTCCAGCGACTGCGACGGGCGCTACGGGCACCTCGCCTACCTCAAGCGAATCACCCATGGCAATTGGGAACAAGGAGTTCGTAGAACTCGTCACGGCCGAGATGGCTGCATGTGAGAAGAACGCAGAGAAAATGGGCTTCGTGACAGCCGCCTCCCGCGGTACGCAACTAAGCATTGCGGGTATCGGAATCGTCGCAGGGTCAATTGTTGTCCCGGCGTTAGCGGCAAAAGCGACCATCGCTCGATCTACCGTGGCGGCTTGGGGCGGAATCGCAGGAGCGGCCAATGCTGCTCAGGCAGCACTCGCATCATCCGGACTTTCGCCAGAACAGACTGTTGCTGCTCAAAAGGCCTATTTGGCCGACATCTCCAAGATTTTCGCGGAGATCAGCAGTCTGAAATACGGTCCAGACTCAGCATCCTTCCTCCTTCGCCTTCGATTTCAGTGTCGAATGGGCGTGCCTCTGACACCTGCCAGCAAGCCAGATGTCTTGCCAAATGGCGATCCTAAAGCGCTGAAATAGCAAACCCGCCGGGCTTGCGCGGGGCGGGTTTGGAGTCGGTACGAGTGGCGCTACTGCTCAGTGAAATCGGTGATCACCTCAGTCCCTGAGTACCGGGAGTCGGCGAACTTGGTCTGCATCATGACCCCGTACTGGCTCAGGTAGACGCTCGATCCTTTTGATGGCGCACCAACCTCGCTCGTGCCCTCGCAATCAAACCAGATCGCTTGGCCCTTGATCTTCGGGTGGAGTTCAGCCGCGCTTCCAGCCTTTACGGTTGTGCACACCATCTTGTTCCAACGGAAGTTGAACTCCTGCATCGGAAACCCGGTGGCGAAATCGACGACCAACTTGCTCCCCGGTTCCGTCAGCTTCGCCGGTTCGAACTTGAACGGCTTGATGTCCTTGACCGCTCCATCAAGGACCGTCATTTTTGACTGCGGCGACGCATTCTCCTTTTTGAGAGTCAAGACGCCGAGAAAGCTAAGAATGAAACTGCGATTGACCAGAAAGCCGTTGTTCTCAAGGGTGCGGATCTGTTGAAAGAAGCCGTTCCCGAGTGGGCGGTAGCTCAGTTGAGGCGTGGTGACTGCATCAGTTGCAGCACCCAGTGCTCGATGCCGATACTCCAGCTTGAACGTGATCTCTTTGAAATTCGTCGGCCCAGGCGCGCCCACCGACTTCAGCGTATCGACATATCCTGGCCGCAGCGCCTGTAGCGTGTAGTTCTTGGCAAGGAACGCATCGGGATTCGCGTTGGCCTCTTTGACTTCAGTTGGCATCGTCCCGCACCCGGTCAGTGCCAAGAGTGCTGCTGCGCCCAACCACTTCATCAAGCTACTGCTCGACTTGTCCATCCTTCTAGCGGCCAAAGATCCCAAGATATGCCTCCATCCTTAAATGTTAGGAGAAGTATCTTAGCGGTCGGCAAGACCATCCACCCCTTCCTGAATGTGACTTCGTACCGGAAGGTGGGCCAGAAATACAAAAACCGCCGTACTTGCGTAGGGCGGTTTGAGGTAGCAGAGACAGCTCCGCCATCAAGGGTTGAGCTGCTCTTATTTTTCCCGGCTCACCCGGGATTTGTACAGGCCAGATGATTCTAGGCCAAGAATATCGAATTCGTAAAGACTTTTTACTTCGCCGCTTCGGCAGCAGCAATCTTCAAGTCCAGATACCCCGCAATCTGCTTCATCGCTTCCGGTCCAGCCATCGCCTGATGCCTTTCCATGTGAGCGACGAGCCAGTCGGCGATCTCAGCATGCTCCTTGAACAGCTTGCTCAGCGAGGTGCGCCCCGTGCCCTTGCATGGCCTGCACTTCACGCCCAACGTCGTGCTACCCGGGATCACCGTGGCGCCGTGCCCACCACACGCATCGCAAGTCGGATTGCGGTGCCAGGCTACACAGCCCTGAGCCAAGTCGTAGGCCTGCACCCGGTTGAGCTTGATCTTCAACGCCCTCGCCTGCCGCCAAGCATCGTCGGCCAGAATCTCCACCAGTTCGCGGGCCGCAGTGCCGTCGCCCAGGAACAGGCGTTGCAACGCCACGGCCAGCGGGAAGTCACGGGCAGCAAGACCCATCGCTCCCAGGACGTCGGAATCCGAGCGGGTCGTGCGCTCGTTGATCTCGAGGTTCGATGAACGAACCGCGCTGGCGTAGCGCTCGATCACGTTCATGCTCGGCCCTTCAAGCTGTCACCGATCCGTGCTGCCAGGTTTCGCCTGCTGCTGTCGACCGAGGGCCTGCCTGTTGCATCCTCCAAGCGACGCAGCAAGTCCTTCAGTTCTGCGTCCGTGACTTGGCCGCGCCGCTTGAGCATCTGGGCAAAGCCCGCGATGACCTCGGCCGTCGCCGCCCGATGCGCGTTCATCGTGTCGGAGAAAAAGTCCGACGCCTTCAGGTACTGTTCAAACTCTCGCATGCTCATAGGGCGTCTCCTGGTCTTGGATCGAAAACTCGACAAAGCGCAGCGGGTAGCGCCTCGGGCTGGTGCGGTACTGCATTGAGGGCTTGTCGAACCACAGGCGCAGCGTGTAGTCCTGCACACCGTCTTCGCGCTGCTTCTTCAGGATCAGCTTGGCGTCGATGCCGTCCTGCTCGTCTTGCCACTTGGCGAGCGCCTCCGCGTCGTTCGGATTGGCTGGCGCCTCGTCCTTCTGGGCGCGCCAGATGGAGAACACGTTGTCGGCGCCGTTGACGATGCCGCCCGCTCCGGCGACCTCCATCTTTCCGGGGGCCTCGGTTTCATCGCGCAGCTTGCGCGGGTGCGCCACCAGGTGGACGTGCACGTTGTGCGTCTTCTTAAACGACACGAGCTTCTGCACCGCCTCGTTCTGCTTGGTGATAGCGCCTGGTCCGTCCTGAGGGACATCGATCATCATCAAGCTGTCGATGACGAAGTGGCGCACGCCGTACCGGCGAGCGGCATAGGCGAACACCTCAAGCAGCCGGTCCAGCTTCGCCACGCCAACCAGGTCGAAGAGCCACAGGCGCTCACGGAACCATGCACCGATTGCGCGGATGTATTCGCGGCTTGGGCGATCCAGGCCGCTGGCCTGCTTGTGCAGTCGCTTCAGGTGCCGCGATGCCCCCATTTCGCCGGAGAAGACCACGACGCGCTCACCCTGCACCATCAGCCCGAGCAGGATCTGGTCGAGCATCAAGCTCTTGCCGTGGCCGTTGATGCCGGTCCAGCAGGTGTACTCCGCCCGCCGGAAGCGGAACCAGTCCAGTTCCTTGTCGATGTAGAGCGCAGGGTCGATCGGAGCACCGGGCGGTGGGTAGAACAGATCCTCGACAGCCGCGGTGTAGTCGTTGGCATTGCGCAGCTCATCCGGGTCCAGCGGCCGGGCCTCTTCCATCGCGTGCTGAAAGTCGACAGCCTCTGCGCCATCCTGCAGCCACTGATTCGCGTCCTTCGCATTGAGACGCACGCGGCGGCAGCGCTCCACGCCCAGGCGGTTGATGACCTCTGCCGCGCCCTTATCGCCAGCCTCGTCGTTGTCGAAGCAGATCAGGATGTCGTCGAAGCGTTCGAGCTTTTCCCAGTCGTTTTCGATCCACTGATGGTTGCCCGCGCCCTGGTTTACTGACATCGCCGGCACGCGCATCTGATGCAGCGTCATTGCATCGATCTCGCCTTCGGTGATGGCGACGGTGCGCGCCTTCGGGTCGATCAAATGCCAGCCGAACAGGCACGGCGCAGCGCCTGGCTCCTGACGCATGTCCTTCTTCTCGTCAACGTTGCGGTACTTGATGTTGACGAGCTCGCCGCGCTCATCGAGGAACGGGAACACGGCGTAGGTCTTGCCGTGCTGCACCTGCTCGGCGATGCGGAACGCCTTGATCGTTTCCTCGGTCAGCCCGCGGCCGATTAGCCACTCCGCGGCGCGGGCTTTCGCGGCCGGTGCTCGTGGGCTCTCTGGTCGCCGATACGCCTTCTCGGGCGGACGCAGAAAGTCGTCACGGATGCCGAGGTGGCGCTTGATGTCCTTCATCGCCTCGGCCATGGACTGCGCTCGACAGGCCATCCAAAGGTCGATGAGGTCGCCGCCCTGCCCCGCCGCGAAGTCGGACCACACGCCCGCCTTGTGGCCACGGATGCAGACCGAGAGGCTGTCGCCAGGCTCGCCGCTGGTGTTGCCGGCCTTCCACTCGCTGCCCTTCTGTTTTCCGTTCGGCAGCAGCAGGCGCGCGATCTCAGCTGCCTGGCTGGCGAGCAGTCGCTTGATCTCGCCAGCGTTCATGCGGCCACCGCCTGCGTGACGCGCTTGCCGTCCCGAAACTCGCGGTAGTTGCCGAGGTGGCAGCGCTCGTTCTGCGCCTCCGCGATGTGCGTGAAGCCCGCCACCTTCCACCACGCCACCCCATCGACGAGCGGCACGACCGTTGTCGTCGAGGCCTTCGGACCGCCTCGCTCCTGCTCCTTGCCGAGCCAACCCGACAGGAAGCGCCGGACCCCTTTCGCGGTCTTGCGCTTCGCAGGGTTGTCCTTGCACCAGATGCGGGCCCGGAGCAACTCGCCGACAACATCGACGCTCGGGTACGCCTGCTGCCACTCCTGCACGTCCGGAGCCTTCACGGCGAAGTCGCTGCCATCGACCAACGGGATCAAGACCACGGTCGGCGGCGCTGCTGCGTCAGAGCCGGCTTCCGGCTCGGCGCAAAAAGAACCGTTAGGTTCTTTCTTTGGAGACGGAGACGGAGACGGAGACGGAGACGGAGACGGAGACGGAGACGGAGCATTGCTACTCTCGCCTTGCAGCAATGCTGAGGGCTTGCTGCCCGCACTGCTATCTGTATTGCTGTCAGCTTTGCTACTAGCAGTCCTAGTAGCAGCGTACTCGGGTACTAGGCGGTCAGCCGCAGCTTCTCCATGGTGGCGCTTAGCAGCGTTCCATTTCGCCTTTGCAGACCGCATCTCAGCGCCAGCAGCCCACGGGTTGTGCTCGTTCCAGTCGTGCAAGCTGTACTCGCCAGGCTGCCCGTCAAGGAAACGCACAGACGCCAGCTCGGAGACAAAGCGCCCTGCCTCTCCGTCCCACTCGGCAGCGAGTTCGATGTCCTCGTCCGTCATGCCCGAGAGATCGCCGTCACTGCGGTTGGCCACGGTCCACAGAATCAAGCAGACAAAGTTCCAACCCGCAGCCTGGCCAAGACGGCGAACGAGCTTCTTGGTTTTCGGGTGGCCAGGCAAGCCAACGGAGATTCGTGCATCGCTGGTCATCGCCAAGCTCCCATTTCGTGATCGGTCGCCCAGCGGGCGTGGCTGAAGTTGCCGCGGTGCACGCGCAACCAATAGAGGAAGTGGGCAACCCACAAGATCGCGCGACGCATCAGTCCCACTCCAGCGTCCGAACTGACTGAACGGCGCTCAGGTGCTGCTTCGCCATCAGCAGCAGCGCATCGACGTAGTCAGGCGGGAAGCAGCGCATGTCCTGGCCGACCACGCGCAGACCGGCATGGGCCATCACCAGCGCCAACTTGTCCAGGTGATCGCTGAGCAGCCGAGAGACGGTCGACTCGCTCACACCCATGGCCGCAGCAATGGCCGTCTGCGAGGCATCGCGCTGGGTCGCCTTGAGGACGCTCGAGACGATCTTGCGAGCGCGATCTTCCGGAGGTTCGACCGTCACCTTGCAGCCCCCTGCAATGACGTGCAGCGGGTTGCGCCGCGATGCAACCAGTTGCGGCGGGTGCAAGAACCTGCGGCCCGTCTTGCTGGTGCTTCCGGGCCTGCATCCAGAGACTGCATGCCCATGAACACACGCCACACCATGCCAACAGCAGCCAATGACCCGGATCTCGTCCACAACAGCACACGGACAACGCTGAGCACCAATGCGGACCCCACAGGCCGAACACCGGCACGGGTGACGCTGCGCACCAGCAGACTTTTAATCCGTTGGTCACTGGTTCGAATCCAGTACGTCCTACCACCAACACTGAATCGGTCGAAACCCAGCATCTATGCGGGTTCCGGCCGTTTTTTTTGTCCTTTCGAATGGCGTAGGCATCGCAGGCATCGGCGCCGAATTTGTCATTTCAGTGCAATTTCAGTGCACTGGACATTGTGGGCTTCATCGATCACTTCATCGATCGACCAGAGGACCCACCACTTGGCAAGCATCCAAAAGACCCGCGAGGGCAACTACAAGATCCAGATCCGGCGCAAAGGCTGGCCAGCCTGGTTCGGCACGGCCGACACATCAGTGGAGGCGCATCGCATCGCACGGGCGATCGAGTCGGACATGGACCGTGGCACCTACCGCGACAACCGGGAGGCTGAGAGCACCACGCTGGCCGAGGCATTCGATCGCTATGGGAGCGACTTCAGCAGCCGCAAAGCGCATCCTGAACGGGACCTACAGCGCATTGAACGCTGGAAGCAGCATCCGCTTGCACAGCGCTTCATGGCAACGCTGCGTGGGGCCGACTTCGCAGCATATAGGGACGAAAGGCGCCGAGCTGGCCGTGCCGAGAACACGATCAGACTCGAACTCCAACTGGTGAGTCACCTCTTTGAAATGGCGCGAAAAGAATGGGGGTGGGAGGGGCAACCGAACCCGCTGAAGAACATCCGCAAGCCCAGTGGCACAAAGGCGCGTGATCGACGCCTGCACCCTGGCGAGCGGGAACGCCTAGCGGTGGCGCTCGCCGCGACAGGCAACCCATGGGCCACTCCCGCCTTCGAATTGGCTGTCGAAACCACGCTGCGGAAAACCATGCTTTTCGAGTTGCGGTGGGAGTGGATCAGCTTGGCCGACCGTGTGCTCACGATCCCGCGCGCCTACCATCAGCGTGTGAACAAAGGGGTTCCGCACGAGATCCCGCTGTCGTCGAAGGCGATGGCAGTCCTGCAAGCCATGCCGCGCAGCATCGATGGCAGGGTGTTTGGGTGCACGGCCAACGCGGTCTTGATGCTCTGGAAACGGACGCTGAAACGTCTCAAGATCAGTGACTTGCGTTGGCACGATCTACGCCACGAAGGGGTGTCTAGATTGTTCGAGAAGGGCTTGAGTGCCATCGAGGCATCGAGTATCAGCGGCCATAAGAGCTTCGTCATGCTCAAGCGGTATACGCACCTTCGGGCGACTGACTTGCTCGCGAAAATTGGTTAGCGAGCCAATAGTGCCCGTGAATTTGTCATTTCGGTGCACTGATGTGTCATCCGCACACTGACCTCGACTGCCCGCAGGTCTAGCCGGTTCATCTCCCCGGTGCCCCTCCTTTCGAGGCCTGCGAGGCGGTCATCTCCTCGAAAGGAACTTCCAAATGAAGATGAAACCACTGGCCGGCGCTGCGCTGGCCCTCGCACTCAGCCTCAGCGCACAGGCTCAGCAACTCCAGATCGCTGACAGCACTGGCGGTCACCAGATCGCCGGCGTAGGCATTGACCAGGCGGCGATCTACAACGGCATCAGCGATGCCCGTGGACGAGCGCAGAACGCCCAAGGTATGGCCGAGTGGGCAGGCCAAACAGCCCAGAGCGCTAGCCAAGTTGCTTCGGCCGCACAGGGCACGGCGAGCTATGCCGTAGGTCGTGCAGCCGATGCCCGGGCCCGCGCCGACTACACGGCCTGGTACAACTGGAATTACACGCGGTCGACTGCCATCAGCAACTGCATGGCCACGGGGGTAATCCGGTTTACTGCACGATCATGGCGGATGCCCAGTATCCAGCCCCTTAACCTCAGGAGCCAGTTCCCTCTATGACAGAAAGCGCCCTCAAGGGCGCTTTTTTTGCCTCCTCACGTGCATCTGAGTGCCAGTCGAAATCCAACGACCGCAAATCTTGGAACCTGTCTTTCTGCGCAATCAGGATCAGTCGGTAACCATGCCATCGCGCAGCGCGTCAGCCACATAGGCCGACAACGTCTTGCGTGCCTTGTAGTGAGGTTCGACCGCCACCGACATTCCCCTTGGCCCCTTGATACTGGCCAGCATCCTCAAGCTGACCAGGCCCAGTTCCGGGAACCCGGTCCCGATGTCGATGAGCCCATAGGCCACATCGCCGTCTGCATCGAGCGCAGTCAGCACCCAGCATGCGCCGGCGTCCGGCGTGTAGAGCTTGACCACCGGATAGGGGTCGACGGCTTCACCGCGAACGCGCGCCACGCCGTTCGCAAGCATCTCCTTGCGCTGATCCTCGGTCATGAACGGGGACGGCATAGAACCTCCGGGGATCGAATGCATGCATCGTGCTTGATCGGTCAGAACCTGAGCTTTTCCCACAGGCCGAAGAACAGGAGTCCAGCAAAGGTGAAAGCGGTCAGTCGCTGCCAGTACCTGGACACCAAGGTGGTGACAGCCCAGCGAATTGGGCGCTCCCTGGCCTCGTCGTACAGCGACCAGGCATCTTGAACAGCCTTGTTACGGGCCTCCAGATCTGAAGCCGTGTCGGCATGTCGTTGGACAAGCCCGGCAAAATAGTCAAAGACGGGAAGCTCGACGATATTGCGTTTCCAGGTGTCCACCGGGGTCAGTGCGCCGGCGTGCATCGAGCGCGACTGGCCCGCTCCATGATCGGAATGCGGGTCGTAGTCAAAGACGATATTGAACTGCTCGTATAGACGGTTCCTGCGTTGCTTGTTGCCTGACCATGCGTCACTGGCATTCAGCGTGACGGTCTTGACCTCTGCCTCAGGCCACTGCTTCGCCCAAGTTACGATCTCGTTCATCATGTAAGTCGCGATGCGGTGGCCGTCGAGCTCATCCAGGTTCAAGAAGACTCCACCGCGACCGTAGACCTCACCAGAAGTCAGCGACACCCGCCCGTGGAGCTTCTTGTAAACCCCCACGAAGCTGCCGGCCTGAGCATGCGAACGCCGACGATGGTCGGATTTGCCGAGGATTCGTTGGTACCGCAGACTGATCGTCGCCTCGAAAATCGAGCCGTCGTCCTCATCCAGCCGACTCGTTTCCTCGCGCTGCAGCAGCAGGTGAGCGATTGGATCGCCTACGTCCTTTCCGCTTTCGCGATCATAGATTTCAAGCACCTGCAGGCGCGGTTTCGAACGGGTGCCATCGGCATGGCACCCCGGCTCAAGCAGACTAAGGCTCATCTTTCGCTCCGATGCTGGATTTCCATCACCACAGCGTACCCGAACCCGCCCACGTGATCATCTACAGTTGGCCGCGAGGCCAAGTCCACGGGGCGATCTTGAGGCCAACGATCCAGGAGAGACTGCGTGTACGGCTATGTGAATTTCCCCTACGACCACGGCTTGCTGGTCAAAGAAGAGCTTTCCGAACACGGCTACGTCGAGTCCCAGTCCGATGATGACCTTGGCCGGTACCTCTACCTGTTCGAAATCCGCGAGCGACTCGTGCCGGCGCGCCCGTATCGCGTTCACCTATCGCGCGAGATTCTCCGAAACCTCAATTCCCCTTGCTACGGCCAACGATCGATGAGGTGATCGCGCGCATGACAGCCGGCCAGCCCCTGGCGCCCTACCTATCGACGCTCGCCAACAAGCTGGTCACCCATGATCATTTGCTCGTGCACTGGGGCGTCCATCACTTGCATCTGGAGCCGCTCTGCACATTGGACGAGAGGGGCTATGTTGCCAGGGCGGACAACCTGCTGTTCTTTCGGGTGAATGGCGCCGACATCCATCTGATCGACATCCTTCCCCACAATCCATCGCCCTTTGCGCAGGATGAACTGGTGAAGATTGTTGATCGCAACTGGCCCCAACTGCATCAGCAGATGCGTGGATTCACGACCCGGGTGCTATCGCCTGCGCAGATCAAGAAACTGCGAAAAGGGAACTTGAACACTGCGGTTCAAACCGACACGCGCGTCGTGATGCCGGCATTTGGAGCCACGAGCGCTGGCCGTTCGCTTGCGGGCGTGCTTGAGGCCGATCGCATCTTCGCGGACCTTCGACGTCTTGAAGGACTGGTCGCCGAGAACTATGAGCGATGGTTTCCAAGGTCATCCGCTTGGATCACCAACGTGCGGCTTGTCGGTGTCGAGAAGGACGGCTACAACCTCGTCGACGGCGCCAGCGGATACACGCTGCAGTTGGAACGCACCAGCTAAGAAGGCGGACTGCGAAAAGCCCGCCCCGTTGGCATGCGCCCTGCGGCTAGTTAGCCGCCCGTCTTGAACGTGAACGTCTTCGTGAAGCTGCCTGTCGCGTTCGTCGTGATCGCAGGGTTCTTGCCGGTGCTGATCGGCTGGCCGTTGTTGTAGTCGGCCATGGTGGTGTTCGTCCCCGTGACGCTGACTAGGTACTCCGTATTCGGCTCGAGCGGCTGATCCGGCAGGATGATCGCGCGGCTCGGGTCGACCAAGAAGTTGGGGTCGTTCGCCTTGAGCATCGGCGCGCGCAGCGTCACTGAGGCGCCGTCCGACTTCTTCAGCATCGTGGCGGACTGGATGGTGATCAGCTGGCCGACGCGTACTGCCACGATGATGGGTTGGCCAACGGGGTTGGTCGACAGATCGCGGCCCGGAACTGGGTTCGGCTGCTCGTTCTTGAGCTGGTAGGCCGTACCGGTGGTGCCATCGCACGGATAGGTCTGCACCGCGGCACCATCAGGCTTCTGAGAAAACTGCCCCTGTGCGATAGCCAGATTGAACTGGGAGATCGCGCGAGGGCCAAAGTTTGCGGTGGCGGCTCCGACCTGGTCGGAGCTCATGATCGAGATGCCCACGTCGATCTGCGGCGACAGCAAGTCGAGTGCGTGATACGGGGCACTGAGCAGGCTGCGCACTGCTGCGATGCCGCGCCCCTGAGGGGCAAACTCCGTGGGGCCCAACACGTTGCCGTTCGCGCCTGTGGTGTCGGCGAAGGCATCCAGGATCAGCCCTTGTCCGTAACCTGCGGCATTGGCGCGGTCGGTAGGCGTCACCCCGGTGAAGGCAGCCTTCGAAGCGTCCTGGAAATGGCCAGCGATGTTATTCACCAGCAGGTAGTTGGAGTGGCCCGCTGCGGCGATATCCAGGTGTGCGTTTTGAGCCAGCAGGCCGAAACCGCAGCGGCTGCGCTCGGCGTTGAGTGCCGAGTAGGCGGCGAGTTCTTCACTGCCAGCGCCGTAGGTCGAGCCAGGCACCGAGGTGACGATGGTCGACGCGGTATCGCCTGCGGAAGGATCGTTCGTCCCAGGCTGCGACGGCGGCGGCGCAACGGGCGGCTGCGCGGGCGGCGTAGCCGGGGTCCCAGTGTCCGGTGGCGGTGCAATGGCGATCAGCGGGATGCCACCACCGCTGCCACCTCCACCACCACCGCAGGCCGATAAGAGAACGAGGGCTGCAGCAGAAAGCGCGATCGCGCTGGGGAATTTGGGGAGCTTGTTTTTGGTTTTCATGATGAGTTGAAAAATCGGGAACTGAAAAGCTGTTGTTGAAAGGTCTTGGGGTGCGAGTTCAGCCGAGGCGAAGACCCATGGGATGCCGAATCGAGGCCGCAGATGCGACCGCTCCCAGGCCCAGCGCCGCGGCCGTGGCCAGGCCTTGTGCCATCCGCTGCCGGCGCACCGCCTGGGCAGACTCGTATTCACGCTGGCGAGCTGCCGCGGCTGCTCGTGCGGCTTGAGCCTGTGCGCGCCGACGCTGCCGCTGTTCGGCTTCCAACGCACCCACGGCGCAGTCGATCTGAGCCAGGCGGGCGTCTAGCTGATCGAGCTGCGCCTGAAACACGAGCCAGGCCTGCCGGCGGGCAGCCCGTTCGTTTTGGGGCAGGGGGTTCATGATGGTGTCCTCAAAAATCAAAGGAAGGGGACTTGGGTCTGGTTGGCCACGTCCTGTCGGGCCGCCAGCCAGGCGTACGCCAGGCCTCGGCTGAAGCCGTTCGGAGCGGTCTTCGCAAGCTCCTCGAGCTCGGCTCGGGACATCTGCCAGGGTCCGGCCTCGAACGTGTCGTACCACTGGGTATGACGAGCCTCGAGCTCCGCCCAGTCAGCCCCCGTCCCGCAGGTCGTGTCCAGGCTGAAGCTTCCGTTGCCGTTGTCCATGTCGTTCACTCCTCGTTCGTAGTTGTTGGATCTAGATCTCGCCCGCGTCCTGCTGCTCGCGCTCGAGCTCGCGAACGACCCACGGCATGAGTGCGACCCAGGAGCCCGCACGCTCGATTGCTTCGGCCATCGTGTAACCCACGGCTGCAAGCCAATCGGCCTTGTTCAAGACCAGTGCGACCGCCACTTTCTCGCCCGTGCTCATGGATGACCAGGCGTCGCGGCCGCCACGAACCGCATCCCGCGCTTTGCCGAAAAAATGGCGAAATTCAACGTCGTTCATGTCGTTTTCCTCGGCGGTGTTCAGGCGCGCAGCAGCCTAGCGATCCGGCCAGCCGGGCCAGCGACCGCCAGGTCGCCGGGGGCAAGGCCGAAGGCCGCCTCGACGGCTTGCTGGTTGCCCTGATCGAGGGAGAACACAAGAAACCGGAGCAGCTCACTACGCGGCTCTCCAGCCAGCTCACGGCGCTTATCCTCTGCCCAGGTGCGCAGATCCGGTCGACTTGCCACCACTGCGTCAAGCGCGCGCTCGGCGAGCGCATCGAGTTGTTTTGCTTTTGCCATCGTCATTTCCTTCGTGCCGCAACGCGGCGTTGGTCTTCAAAAACACCGGAACCTTGAGCTGAGCCCTTGGGAATCCGGTCCCGGCTGGGAAAACGATCCAGGCGGTCTCAATCACCGTCTACCTCTCGCCTTCGCCCGTAGTCCGTGGGGCCGGCGCGATTGATGCTCGCAAGGGCCCGCCCGGATGCCGCATGCGCAAGCGAGCGCAGCGAGTGCGAACGGGAGAGGACGGGAGCGAAGCGAACCCTTGCGGGTAGCAATCGAGCGCGCGCGCGCGGCGCCGGTCACACTGACGAAGGAATAGCGAAGGCGCGAGGTAGACGGTGAAGGCCGCGGAGAACAATTCCCAGACGGGACGCCGCGCGGCGAGCGCCTCATGCCGCGCAGCGGCACTGGTCGGCCGAAGGCCGTTGAGCGCAGCGAGCTGCTGCCGCAGGCAGCGTGCGTCATGCGATCGGAACCGGAGGCCGAGACCGAAGGGCTCGGGGGCGCAGCCCTGAGAGCGCGGTCGGCGAAGCCGAGACGCCCAACGACAACGACCGACTCTTGCCCCAACCTTCGTCCATCGTTGGCCGAAACTTCGTCGAACCTTCGGCCAAGTCGCGACTTGTACGAACCTTCGGCCAACCTTCGTACAACACTGCCTCTAGAGCCGCGCGCCGAGCGCGCGGCAACAATGCAGAGAAAAAGATGGCCGAACCTTCGTACAAGGTTCGGCCAAATGCGAACTTGCACGAAGCTTGGCCGAAGGTTCATCCAAGTCTGTCCGAATGCTGGGCGAACTTGACGGCTCGCGTCACGATCAAGCGCCGCCGAACGAGAAGAGTTTCAGCAACATGAACGCCTCGAGCAGGACGGCCACACCCGCGACACCCAGCAAGATCGAAACGGTGCGAAGCAAGTCATTTGCTCGCCGCAGTTCATCGCGGTTGGCCTTGGCAGCAGCGGCGGCATCAGCGACAGTCTGAGCGCGAGCAGCAGCCGCGGCGGGGGCTGCTTCAAGCTGGAGGATCCAGTTCTTGTAGCGCCCCGAGATCTCCGCAGCGAGGGCCTCGGCGGTGAGCTGCGACGGGGCCAGCTCCCGGGCGGTAGTCATGGCCCAGCACCAAGCCTCGCCAAGCCCGCCGTCCGCGTGCGCCACCAACGGATCGGGCAAGTCCTGGAGGTCGTATAGCGACGCCGAGTACTGCAACTGCAGACCCTCTTCGCCGGCGAGCGGCGGGCACGCCGCGGCTGCGTCGATGCGCAGGAATAAGGCCTGCTGCAGGGCTGCGAATGCTCCATCGTGAACGTGATGGGGCAGCAGACGATGAGTCCACTCGTGAATGATCGTGGCGACGATCGAGCGGTGCGACCACAAGACGAGTCGACTGCTCACGGCAATGCGCCCGTCAGGGACCAACGTCGAGTCCAAGGCAAAGCCGCCCCATTGCCCCGTGGGGCGCAGTTCGATGGGATACGGCCTTTGAAGGCGGCAAGCAGTTATCACCGGAGTCAAGATCCTGCATAACCAGCCTGCCAGCGCAGGCCTTGCCGGCGCCACCTGGTACACCGGTAAGGATAAGGCCCCATCTTCGTCGTCGGCGACCACGAGACCGTTCATGCGCGACCAGGACGCTCACGCTCATGGGCTGTGTCATCGTCCGCGTCGGTATCGTCCAGGCCGTCGGGCCAGAGCTCGGCGGCAGCCTGGTTTCGGGCGAGCGCCGCATCCTGAATCGCCTCCTCGAGCGCAGCCTTCTCCCCCTTGATTCGGTCTTCATGGGCCTTGATGAATTGCAGGCGTGCCTCGCCGAGGGGCAGAGCGTGGAAGGCCTCTTGTTCGTACGGCGGCACGTGGTGCACCTGGTGCGCATGGAGGAGCCTCAGGCGACGTGAGGCCGCGAGAAAAGTCGCCCTCAGCTCGGCAGCGCGCTTAGCGTCGGTGATATCGAGCACCGACGGCGCTTGGTTAGGACCGATGTCCTGCTCCTGAGCGGCATGTTCGCGATCGGAGATGGTCTGCTGCTCCTGCTCATCCAGGACCTCGCCAATGGCCTTCTGGAGGAACAGTTGCTCTCCCACGAGAGCGTGCGCGATTGATCCCGCTGCGCCCACGGATTTCACCGTCGCCCACGCCTCGGCCTTGTTGGCTGCTGCCACTGCCTCCTGGCCCAGAGCCATCACGTCATCGCGCCCGTGCTCCGCCTGCGCCAACTTGAGGTTCGCGGCGGCCAGCTCGGCCAGCTGAGCGTCTCCAGGCAACGTCTTGCCCTCTCTCGCATTGCGAAGCAAGTCACGTTGACGGTCTAGCTCAAGCGCCCTCGCAGCACGATCCAAAGCGCTCTCTGTCACGTCTTGCACTGCGCCCGCGTTGTCCAGGCTGACGCCGGCTGCCTCTGCGGCTTTTCGGTAACGACTCAGCGTATTTTTGAGCTCTTGCACCTCACTGCGCAGGGCGCGAAGCTCTGTTTCGCGCGGGTCGGAATCGGTATCGGGCTCGAGGGTCTGCACGGCGCCGGCCGGGGTCGGTCGAGCAACAAAGAATGACGCGATCGCAGCGAGGACCCGGCGGAAACCTTCGATGAGCTTTTCGAGCAACCCGCTTGGCCAAGCTTCAGGCGCGGCGAGTTCGCTACGCTCGGTCTTGAGCGGAGGCCGCGGACGGTCGGCGTCGATACCGCTGCCGCTGGTGCCGGCTGCGGCCGCAGCGGTGGCGCTCTTCTTCATCGGGACCCCATCGAACCGCAACGAGTCGCGCAGGCTGGGGCGCGGCGCCTCTGCTGCAGTCGGTGCGGGTGCCGGGGTCGGGTTGGATTGAGGCGAAACGGGCGGGACTGGGGGCGTGGTGGGCATCGGGAGCTCCTTTGGTTGATGCTGGTGGTGAAACTCATTGGCGGCGTGGGCCTGAGCCCGCTCCAACAGGTGGTCGATGACACTGGGTGCTGTCATCTGCTGCGCCTTACGCTTGGAGGTGGGCTTGGAGGGCTTGGTCGGATCTGCTCCTGTGCGTGTGCGGCGCGAACGGCTGAGATCTGCATCTGGGCCCAACTCCAGGCGGCCACGGCGATCAGGGCGCACGTCGTCACCGTCACCGCGATCGGCGTGACCACGACCAAGAGCAGGGCCTTGCGCAAGCGCAGACGGGCTTGCCGCAAGTCGTCCCTGGCTTGCCCCTCGGTCAGCTCGATGGACGCGCGAAGAGCTTGCCCATGCGTTTGAAGAGCCGTCGCCATCCGTTCCGTCGTCTGATCGAGAAGGGTGCCGAGCGTCCTGGTCTTGCCCATGACCTGGCCGACCTGTTGATTGAGCTCGACCAGCGCCGTTGCCTGGCGCGCGATCTGCGTTTCCATCGAGCTGGTCGACGACGGGCTGGCCGTATCTGGCCCGGTGGTAGCGGGCTTTCGCGGAGATAAGAGGAGCGAGCTCGGCTGCTGCTCTGGCTGCTCTGGCTGCGTCCGGCTCTGAGCCGCGCCAGAGGGGTTGTGCTCGGCCACTCCAGCGTGTCCAGGTAACTGAAGTCGCTCGACAATGCGGGCGGGATTGAGCTTTTGTCATACAGAAGACCCCGCAATCGCATGGCCCGCTCGCGCCCAGGCAGCAGGACAGAAACATAGTCCTCGCCCTGGCGGGTCACCCGCCCCAGCTTCTCCAGGGCGGCCACCACGTGCTCGCGTGTCTCGACCTGACCGGCCTGAACACCGCGGGCCAACCATTCCGTAATCTGGTGCTCGGCTCGCCGCCCGGGCTGAAGGCCAGCGCGGAGGAGTGCGGCGTCCGTAAAGGCGGCCGCTGGCGTGCTGGGCCTGACGAGCCGGGTACGGCTCGGGTCGAGGATTGACGACCAGCCCCGAGTGGCATTGGCAACCTCCTGGGAGAGAACAAATGCCCGTAGAGCTGATTTGGACGGCGGGCAGATATTTAGACTTCGAAAACGAATTCGACCATCTATATCCGAGGAAGCCACGCAAGAGGGACTTAATATATGGACGTCGTGTCCACCCGTTGGCGATGTATGGAGCACGACCAAATAAGAGTACGTTCCTTTTTCCAAGCCGCTGAAGGCCACGCTCTCCCAGCGGTGGCATTCCTCGATAATTTCTTCGTGCGTCGGTGCGTCCTCGTCCGCCCAACTCAGGACAAAGGATTTGTACTTGTGTTTCAGATGTCCAATCTGTGCGCACCAAGCTAGAAATTCCTCCGGTGAGCCGGCGAGAATTTCCGGTTGGGCGTGGCGCAGCTGACCGTTGGCCTCGTGCAGAGCTAATACGTATTTGACAGCTCCCTCGGGCGAGCGATGCTTGGCCCCGGCTTTGATAAATTTTCCCATCATCCATTTCGGCGCTCGCTTGAATTGAAGAGCTCTCGGGCGGTTTCTTCAATGGCTTTGAGGGATTCCAGGATCTGGACGGCCTGGATTGGGCTTGCAATTACCGCAGCAGTGTTGACATGCTTGGCCAACTGGTTGCAAGACGAGCTGATGTTTGATGCGAGCCAGGTCAATTTGGGGTCGGAAACCGCAGCCGGTCGGCGCGGTGCGCCCCGGCCCGTGAAAGCGCCGGGCACGGATGCGGCTGCGGCCACCTGACTGCGAAGCCAGTCCGAGACGCCAAGGTTCGCGGTGGCCGCAGCTGCTCGCCAGGCGGCTCGATCTTCAGTGGGCAGGCGGAGGGTGAGGTGAGCGTCGAACGGGCCGCCAGGCTTGGGTGGACGGCTCACGAGTGGTGGCTTCCAGAGGCGTTGGCGTAGCCGACGGCAGACCGCGGAGCGGGCTGCATAACGGGTTCAAGGGCAGAGCCTTGCCAGAACAAAGGGGCACCAAACGAACCGCGCAGCGGGTCGTTTGGTGTCACTTGTGTGTTCTGGCTGTGCAAGGGAACTCATGCCCCGATGGTCTTCCCAAGCCCGAGGTGCACCGAAATGACAAATTCGGGCTGGGCAGTTGAGGCGGCCCTGGCGACTGCCCTTGAGGCACACCGTCGCAGCGTGCCGCTGCATCGGAGCGTCCCGCAGCTTGGGTGCACTCCTGATCTCAGCCCGACAAGAAACCCTGCTGACGGAGCTTGTCCAGGGTCGTGCTCACATAGTGAGCACAGCGCGTCTCGTCGCGCGGTTGCCGACCTGGCTGGCGCACCGAATGCTGGAGGAAGGCTTCGACCTCAGCAGCACTGCGCCCGGACTTCAGCATGCCGATCGCGCGGCCCCAGTCGCGCCCTGAGGCTGTGCTGTCGGTGCCGGAGCTAAGGGGACGCGTTCGCGGCTGTTGCGCCCCCGGCACTTTCTTCTCCAATGCGGACGGACGGTTGAGTTGGGATTTGGCAAGTAAATTTCCGATTTCGTGCTTCTTTCCATCAGCCAAATAGACAAGCCGAGTCCAAAATCTTCCTCGGCCAGGTTTGAGATTTACAGAACCAGGCCATCGATGAGCCTGATGCCCCGAAAGCGCGCCAGGATCTGACTTGTATCCGGTGCTTTCGTACAGGACGCGGTGAGCGTGATGACGATCTTCGTTCGTCATATCTTGATCGCCGGCATAAAGGTGCTGAAAATTTCCATATGAAGTTTCGAGAACAGCACAAGCAAATCCGTCGAACAGTGGTGTCGCTGATTTGACGTCGTCAAGTAGAAGAATGCGTGAGCCTTCGCGTGGCCCTGCAAAGAGTGATTCGCCAATAAATTCGCCAACGCTCTTGGATATTTTCTTTTCGCGGGCATGCACCATTTTGAAAAAATCTTCCCAGCTCGTAAGTGAGAGCCCGCGGTATTGACCGATCGACTCGGCATTCTTGGAATACTTTCCAATAGGTAATTCGCCGCCGGAATAGCGACCGTCGTTCGAACACCGAATCGTCACCAATCGGGTGAGGTGGTCTCGGTTGCCGCCGTTCTGTTTCATGATCCAAATGGCCAGGCGGGTCGAATTGGCGCACCGTTCGCGCATCGCCGTCTCTGATCGACTCATTCCCTCGGACTCGTTCAACGGGCGGCCGGCCATAGAAGAGTCGATCGGAGGGGCACTCAGGACCTCGGGAACTGGTTCCTCGATGAACTGGGCACCACCCCCAGCCCGCTGTCGCGGGCGGGAGAGGGGGAGCGGCGCTCGCGCGCCGCGGAAACCGCGGAGGAATGCGCCCCTTGGTCGCCCAAGCCCCCATGTCGAGTCTTACGGCCAGGGGGGTGTGAATACCGGTCTCCGCAAAATTTGCGTGCTGGAGAGCGCAGTATTTGCGTGCTGGGGCGCTGGCAACCCGCATGGGCATTGGGTTTCAGAGGGGGCATCTTTTTGGGCGTGATTGCCATGTGCAAGTCTCTGGGCCCCGAAAGGCCTAGTGCGAATGTCATTGGGAGCTCGATTTCTGCCGGTGACGGGTAGGCCAAGTGCCCCCGCTTGCCCGCAGCGCGCAGCGCTGCGCGCTGCCGGTGCCAAGCCAGCGCGATTTCGATGAATGCCGGGTTCAGGTGAGTCAATGCGACTTCCTCCTTGAGCCTGGCGCCGCGTGGCCGGCGCCGCTCGCGCACGATCAGGCCAACTTGCAGCAAGAGAGCCACCGCATCGTCCACGGCGCGGGGCGAGGCTTGCCTCGGCCCATGGCTGCCCAGAAACTCAAGCTTCACCTTGATCCCTGCAGTTGGGTCGCTGGCCTTGGCCTTGCGGCACAGCTCAGCAAGTACTTGCCCGGCTGTAGGCGTCAGCCGCTGGCCAACCCAGCGGATCTCACCAGTGAGGAATTGAACGAGCGCGTCCACAGGTCGAATGACCAGACGCTCGAAGGGAGGCGAGCAAGCGCGAGATGCTTGCCCCATTTACGAGGCCCGAAGATAATTTAGGCAGCGTCCAAGCTACCCCTCCGAGCCCGGTTGCCTTCCCCAAGGCGGCCGGGCTTTTCCCTTTTCAGGCCTCGGAACCCTGCAACAGTGCGAGCGCGCGTTCAGGCAGAGGGCGGCGCTTTCTCCCGCGCCGCGCCGCCTGCTGCGGCTGCGCGCGTGCGGTGGTGGCGGCAGGGGCAACTGAGGCTGGCGATGCAGGGGCCGCTGTGGTGGACAACCCGGTTATCCACGCTTTGATGTCCTTGGCAAGCCACACAGACGGTCGACCGCCGACACCTGCAACCGCCGCCGCGGGAATCAGTCCTTGCCTCGCGGCATAGCGCACCCCGCCTCTTACTTGAGCCGGGGTGCGGCCGCGGAGCCAAGGCAGCAGCGCGCCGACAGCCTCAGCGGTCAGGAACGTGTCGTCTGGCATGGCCGCATGCTGTGCGCGCTCGTTGTGGTCCGTCGCGTAAGAATTTGGCATATGTCGTTCGATGGCTGGTAATCTGTGATGAGCGAATTACCCGCCATCAACGCGGGTGCACCAAAATGACAAATTCAGCCCGTCACCGAAACGAACGACTGGCCTCGGACACGATCGAGGCCATGGAGTCGTTGCGCGCTCGGTTGGCTCCAGATCTCCCGCTCGGCACGAGTTACGCAATCGATCTGAGCGACGCCCAAAAGAAAGCATGTCGGAGGGTCCTCGAGCTGGTCATGCTCGGTGCGCTTGATGCCGACGCCGCCGCGTCGGACCAAGGGCAGGGGCGCCGAGGCCGTGGCAAGCCGCCGACGGTCCCACACGATGCGAATCGGATGCTGGTGAGGATGATCGTCATGGCTGCCCGCGTGGACGAGCCCACTTTGAGCCCTTTGCAGATCGCGCAAGAGCTTGAGAAAGCAGCCGGCGGGCTACCCGATGGGATCGACGATGCCGCGCAACTCGGGGCCGTCCTTCAGGCGCATTGCACAGATCCAGGTCCCAAGCGCAAGCGCAAGCACCTCAGTGGTCTGAGTCGAGAGCGCGCCGGGTGGCTGGCTCAGGCAGCAGAGAGCATCGGCTGGCTCCCCCGAGGGGCATTGGCGCGCGCCGTACCTACTTCGCCTGCTGCTGACCCTCGCCTCCCCAGAGCCCGAAGAAGATCGGGTGTGGTCCCACGAACTGCGAGAGCTAGAGGCCGCGCTGCTGGCACCCCCGCCGCCAGCGCTGACATCTTCCGAGCTGGCGCGCGCTTGGCGAGCAATGGTCAAGGGAGGTTCTGAATTTCGCAAATCCGCAGCGGCGCACGCCGCGCAGGTGATGCGCTGCAAGGCCCAGTGAGTCTCGATGCATTGAATGAGCCGCCGGTGCCGGCAGCGGTGGAGGTCGCGCTCAGCGACCGCAAGGTCGGAGACGTGATCGAGGCGTCCCCATTGGTGGTGGTCTACACGATGCGCGAAGGTGAGGAAGGCCATGCCTGGGCGATTCAGCCCGCCGCAGACAGCATGTCCGCCGCGTTCGATCTGGCCGAGTACGCGGTCGCGGCCCACCGGCCACGCGCTGGCCGCCGCGGCCAGGCGCAGGGCAATGACGCCGGCGCCAGCGTCGATCTCGCCCAGGGGCTCGCTCGCTGGCGCTGACGAAAGGCTCTCCACATGACCGTGATCACCCAGCGCATCGACTCCATAACCCGCGCGATTACCCCCGCACCTGTTGCCGACAGGAAGCCGGGCGGCGAGCCCTGGCGTCGGGCAAATCGCCTGAGCTGTGGCTAGCCCTCGTCCTCGTCTTGGCGGCAGCGACAGCCCCTACGCAGGCCCGAGCCGACGCGCTCGACGACTATAAATCGCTCAGCGAGATGTGCCGGCGCAGCGGCTCGACATCGGACGCGACATGCACGCAGCGGGATAAACTTGAGCTCAAACTACGCACCCAGGGCTATTATCAAAACGGCTACGACGGGTACATGTCGCCCGAGCGCATCGATGAGTTCGAGCGCATCGTGCGCTCGAACCGCGTGCAGGCCCGACCGACGCAGCTGGTCCCGCCGCCGATCAAACCCGCGCCGATGCCCGAGCACCCGCACACGTCGGCCTTGAGTGAGCGGTTGCTGGTGCACCTCGAATCCGCCCCGCCGGGCATGCGTGAGGACTTCCTATTCGAGAACCGCCCCGCGACGATGTGGCGTCTCACGTGCAAGCAGATTGCGCAGTTTCAATCAGGCATGGCGAACACCGACAAGGACCGCGCGTTCGTCGCTTGGCAAGCTACGGCGCCGGGGAATCTGCTCACCGTCTTGCGCGTTGACGGCTCGACTTCGCAGAGCTGCTACGAGCCGACTACGCGTGGGATTCGCATATTCGGCAAAGGCCAGCAGCCGTTTGACTCCAACTTGCGGTGAGCGCGGCCGGCGACTTCGCGGCCGGGCCAGTTACCGTCCGTTGCAGGGGGAATTTGCTGGGGAAACTCCCGGCGCCTAAAAAAATGAACCAGATAGGCACTGTTTTGGCGGAGAGTGTGACTGCTGTCGACCGGCGCCGTCCAAGCAGTAGGAGCGTCCGAGCGCGGGAGCGAAGCGAGACCGAGGTGGGCCGTGCTGAATTCGCGCGGGCATGGCGTTGAGGGGCGGGGTGCAGATCTCCAGTGCAATTTCAGTGCACTCAAAAGTGAAGTCGGTTCAACTGCCGTGCGCAGCGGTCAACAGCAATCAACGGAGATTTGCCTTTTAGATCAAGGCCTTACATAATCAACAGCGATCGATGAAGGTTGCTCATTCGAGCGCTGATTTTGCTTGCCAACGCCTTTTAATCCGGTGGCTCGATGGCGACGTGGATGTGCGATTCGCCGCACAAGAGGTCGACGTCACACCGAGAGGCCGCGCGGTGCTGCGCACGGACAACCGATGAACGGTGAACATCAGGCAGTCGCCTTGCGCGGGCGGCGCTTCGAATTTCGCAGCACTTCCCATGGCACGTCCGGACGGAGGTCTTCGCAGAGCACCCCCGTCTCCCGCTCGATGGCGGGGCAGTGCTCGGCCGGCACCTTCTTGCGAAACGCCCACATCCCGGGAGTAGATCCAGCAACGCCGATCAGCTCCGCCAGCCTCAGTCGACTCCCCGCAACCTCAACAGCCCTCAGGAACGCTTCCATGACAACTCCTTGTTCAAACACGATAGAAGCCACAATCCTAACACTAACGAATTTAAAAGGTGTGGGAGAATTTCGTTCGTGAAGACCATCGCAGAACGAGTCAAAGCCGTCCGGCAGGAGCTGGGCTGGAGCCAGGTACAGCTGGCGGAAGAAGTGGGCGTGTCTCAAAGCTCGATCGGGAACATCGAGTCGGGCTTCAGACAGCGCCCGCGGGAGCTTGTGTCCATCGCAAAGGCGCTTCGGGTCTCGCCGGAATGGCTGGAGACAGGCAAGGGGCCCAGGACCGAGCGCGCCTCGCTCAAGCTCGTGGGAGCCGACGCCAAGCCGTCAGTGAGAGCGCTGGTGGAATACTTGGCCGAGATCGCCACTCAGCAGCGGCCGACTCTTCGAAAGAATTTGGCCAATCTGCTGGTCGATCTAGTCGAGCATCCGGAAGACACCGCGCTCATCGAGCAGACCATTGCCGACATCGAACGGTTCTTCGTACCGCCCGCGCCTCCGCTCGCTCGGTAGAAGGCACGCCTGACCGACGGAACCGACGATGAAGGAAATCCGGCTGGGTTGGGCAAGAGAGGTCAGCCACCTCAAGCATCAGATCCAGGCTGCTGCGAGCTGGAAGCCTGAGACCCCAGTGCTGCGCCGAGATCTGGAAATCATGGCCGAGGTGGGCAACGAGGTCTTCGGCGATGGGACTCACTGGATCGAGGAACGGAGCTTCCCGCCCGAGGCCCTCGGATCGCAGGGTTCTCGCCGATGAAATATCCGGTAACCAAAGGTTAGGATTAAGAGAGCTCTGCGCTCTGCGAATTGAGCGCTACCACGTCGTCTCACCATGGGCCCCATGCGAGGGCTGAAGTCCGCGGGACCTATTGAACCGCGATGAGTGCTCAGATCGCTCGGAAAATCAATAAAAACAGCTGTGAAACGACCAAACTTCAAACATCTGCAGTTGGCTGTTCGCCGGCAAGCGGCCGTCGCTCGCGTTGACCGCCTGCGGACCGGGCATCGAAGAGCTCTGCGCATTCGCGGGATTCGACTGGTCGCAGGCCGTCTCGCAGCTATGGTCGTGACCGTGCCAAGTCACCTTCGCTACTACGGCCCAAGCAAGGCCCGGCAAGTGGTCGAAGCATTTTTAGCACGTATAGATGAGCGCTTGCAGCGTGGCACCAGAGTCAAGCTAGACTTCGGCAAAGTGCAGAGGCTGTACCCATGCGGCCTGTTGTTACTTATGGGATGGGTTGACGAGTGGGTCGACTCTTACGGTCCGCAGATAACGGCGAACTATCCGACAGATGATCTGGTCGAACAGATGCTGCAGCATGTGGGTGTGCTTCAGCGGCTAGGGTTGCTACCTCGCAAGGACGTGGTAGATCACAGTGATGTCTTGAGATGGCACTACTTTCATGGGCGAGATGCGGATGCGACTCCGCTTGAGCCCTTCATGATTGAGGTGCAAAAGTTGCTCGGCGAGGAGCAGCAAGTTGGACTGGGAAACTGCATCACGGAAGCCATGATCAACGTCAGGCATCACGCGTACGAAAACAGTGGCCCCTGGTGGAGCTTTGCTACCGTTTCTGACAAGAAGGTTTTCGTTGCTCTATACGATAGAGGGGAGTCCATTCCCGCGACGCTTCTGTCAAAGCCCTCGGTCATGGACATTTTGAAGGCCCGAATGTGGTTCGAAGGGCGTGGCGATGATCAACTAATCACCGCTGCTTTGGGGGGGCGGACACGAACGAGCCTCCCATATCGAGGCAAAGGATTGCCTGAAATGCTTGAATTTACTCGAAGCTCCCCCCATAGTGAGTTGGGCATCTTCAGCAGACATGGTTATTTTGTTTATGACGATCAGAAACTGGAGCGTTCTGGCCGACTTGGAGCCCCAATTAAAGGGACTCTGGTCATCTGGATGATCGATATTTCTGAGGTGAAAAATGACTAAAGTTTTGACTGTGGCGACAGACTTCGCCAAAAGCCCTGCAGGGCGGTATTTCTCCGACGGCCCGAACTCAGGCGAACGCTTTCGCGAAGAGCTTTTATATCCAGCCTTGCAAGAAGGCGACGTTGAAGTGGTGCTGGATGGTGTGTTGACGATGGGATCATCTTTTCTTGACGAGGCCTTCGGCGGCCTTGTTAGAGAAAAAAAATGCACGCCAGTGGAATTGCGAAAAAAATTAGTTGTCAAATCTAGGCTACAGACCTACGTAAATAAGGTCTGGTCATATATTGATGACCCAAAAAACCTTACTCGCATTAGACGAGTTTTTGGTTGAAAGAGTTTTTTTCCGAATACAAAGATGCCCTGATAACTGTCGGGTGGCTTCTTGCTGCCGCAGGTTGGGTGATTTCTAATTTTCAGGCAAACAAACGCGAAAAAAGAAAAGAGACTCGATCCGAAGTTGACGCAATTTGCAAGGCTGCGGCTGAAGTTGTTGCAAACTGCCGAGTTTACTATTCGGCATTGCCGTCAAATGATGAGGATGACACCAGAGCTGCAGAAATAGCTTTTGAAGTCCACCGCATTGTTAAACGGACCGAACGTCTCAGAGGGCGGGTGTCGTCATTTGAAGAGGCCGTCGTTGCAGTTGGCTCCTTCTACGAAGCCGTCACGGCCGAACCGTTTCAATCAAAAAGCAGAGAGACTCACGGACCTGGCTCTCCAGTTCTATTGGGAATCGAGGAATCGGTGCATAGCCTCATCGACCAGTTGGAGGAAGGCTTTACGCTAGCATTTACGAAGCCATGGCTTCGTTTCCGGCGCGCTGTAAAAAACGAACTCAATAATTGGCGCTTCCCGAAGAAAATTCCAGAGTAAATCCGCAATCTGCAAGTCCGCTGATCTACCAACGCCCATCCACAATGATCTGAGACACCTGCAGCCGCGGCTTTTCAAGCTCCCATTCGAACTGGAACGACACGTAGTCGGCACACTTGGCGAGCAAGGCCTCCCCGCTGGTGCTGTAGAGGTCAGCGCAAACAATAACCTGCAGCTTGGAGCTGTGCTCCCGTGGCCACCGCGTCGTTGCCTGGATCTGGTCGACGTGCCGTCTGGTAGCGAAGGCAATCGCGATCGCTGCCGTCTCGCCCCAACGCCGCCTGCGGAAGGCCGGCGCCATCCAGGCCTGATCCAACTCGACTTCGAGCTCGATAGCGTTTCGCCGTCCAGCGAAGGCGTCGACGATCCATTTCAGCCTGAACGAGATGAAGCCCACAGCATCGCCGTCGGCTCGCTCCGTCACGACAGCCAGCAGATCCGTGGTCACGTACGCGCGCACTGCGGACCTCGCTGAGAGCAGTTCGCTGCCGTGTTCCGAATAGAGGTCGAGGCTGGTCCCGAGCCCACGCAGATTCGCCTCCCTCAACGGCACCGCGCTGAGTGGACTGATGCCCTCCTCCGTCTTGTAGGTCTCGTCGGCTTGGTGCAGCGCACGTAGCTGCCGCGCCCAGGCTCGCATCCGGTCGCACTGCCGCGTGACGATGTAGACCACGCCCTCCACCTCTTCCAGCGCCTCGTCATCGTCCCAAGCAACAGGTGTCACCGCGTCGGGATAGATCGGATCGATCGGCTTGGTCAGCCGGAGAAACAGGGGGTGGCGTCGGCCGCGAGGTTCAGGCATGCGCCTTTCTAGCGCTGATCCTCAGAAAGCTTGAACACGGGCTTTTCGGTCGTGATGCCCTATCGCCGCGAACTCGAAATCCAGATACGCTACATGTCACTGGAGGTGGAAATGCTGGAACTGCTCGATACGGGTCGAATTGCGCACAAGCTTGGCAAGTGGCGCTGGACCGCTTACTTCGCTACTGGGGTGTGCGTGTTCCTCATTGGATGGGCAATCGCTGAACTATTGATGATTCCCAGCCGCATGAGCCCGGTCGCTGCCGACTCATCTCCAGCATTTTGGACGTTGGCCGCCTTCTCGCTGGCATCGCTGCTCCTGATCATCTACAGCGTCTGGCTCTGCTACATCGACGAAGTGCATGGGAAATACATCGAAGTTGCGCAGCACTACAAGACCCACGGCTGGTAGCCCCCGCAAATCAACACCGAAGCCCGCCTTGCGCGGGCTTTTTCATTCCCGGGGCCGGCATCGAACCGGCATGCCTTGTGGCCTTCGGCTCATCCTGAGAAATTACACAGGATCTAGGCCTCGCCAAGCGCGATTGCCGCCCTCGGTGACAAAGACAGAGTAGCGCCTTCCGACCGTATCGGCGGCCTCGCTGGCGATCTCTCGGGCCCGCTCGATAGTCACCTCTCCCTGGCCGTAGTACTCCGCAGGCGGTAGCCTGTACACAACGCCGTTGTCCGCAGTTATCACATCGACAAGGTTGCGTTGTGCCATCGCAGCATGCAACGCGGCGTAATCCTCCCAGGTCGCGTTGTCATGCAAGACCATCCTGACGGTAAACCTGGCCATCGCTCCTCCTCAAAGTTGGGCGGACATTGCAACTGGTATGACCACAGGTTAGGCCGAGGACAAACCCTCTCACAAGCCAGCCTCACGACGCAGTCGGCCCATTTCCTCTTCGCACGCCGTGCCGGCCAGCCGAATCAGTTCCAGAACCTCCGGGAGCTTCGCCGTGAGCTTTTCATACGCCCGCACCTTCAGTTCAGGAGCATGAAGCCGCGTGAATGCCGAAGCAGCAGTCCACGCGAGATGCAATTCACTAAGGCCGCGGGGCACCGATGACAGGTAGAGCACAACTCTCGCCGATGGAATTTCAAGCACCGGCAACTTGTCGAGCGCCTCCTTGCAATCGGCCAGATTCTCGAGCTCAGCAGCAGTCACTTCGTGCAAACGCCCGTCCTCGTATTCCCGCTGAAGCAAGTTGACCATCGCGATCGCGCGGGCAAGGAGAGTCTTCACGATCGAGAGCCGCTCGATCGCGTTATGCGCCGTGTTTTCTCGCTGTGCTCGAACCGCAGCTCGGTGCTGGCGATCTGAGATCAAGAACGCGCCAGCGATGGCCACTATTGCGCCAACGGCCTGAACCCAAGAGGCCATGTTGGGATTCTTGTCCGCCCAACCAACCAGGCTCACCCAGCTATTGGCAGTCACGATCGCGAACGCTACGCCAGACCAAAGCGCCAAGACCTGAAGTGGAGACATCCGATCCCTCTCCTCGAATTTGACCGTGATGCTACCGCCCCCGCATCAACCATAGTCGTACTTCTGTCGTGTTGATGGCAACATCACGGATGTGACTGATTCAAATCCCCCTCTCAGCGGAGAACTTCGACGACTACGCACTGCAATTCAGGAGGCGGGTTCGGTGATCTCAACCCTTGCCGATTTCTGGGATGAGGTGCTCGGAGATGGTTCTGAGGGTTCGGGAAAATTTGTCGAAGGCGTGTTTGGCCCCATGTGGCGAGAAGGCCCAACAGGCGCCCTTCAAGAGAAAGAGATCGAGAACTGGGAGTCTCAAGAGGACGAATTAAAAGAGTTCGGCCTCCTCCAAACCGCTTTTACGGCATGCGGCTATGCGATCGATGCCATGAAGGCAGAAAAGGCTGGTCATACCCTTGAAGCGTGGAAGTTTTTGGCCTCCGCCAACTATTGGCTTGGAGCAACGGTGGGGGCCTGGTCACTCCGCAAGGACCGGCCTCTGACTGTGCAAGAACTTGCAGTTCGCGGCGCCGCGTCGCGACACGCAGAAAATAGAGCAATGAAAGCAGAGGTTTTTGCTTGGATGGACGAGCACAACGCCAAGTACCGCAGCCTCGATTCAGCTGCAGAAGCGATTGCCAACAAGGTCGCCCCCATCAAGTTTCGCACCGCCAGGGATTGGATCGGGGAATGGAAAAAACTCCGCTCTGCAGGCACACCTTTCGGTGGGGGATTTTGAGTCCCCTGCGCCCAGAACTCGATCACTGTCGACAGCCCTCGACCTGCTTGGTCGGGATCGGCAACTTCTCTCCGTTCTCGACCGGCTGCTCGTAAAGCTCGTACGTGCAGTAGAAGACTTTCTCCTTGAGGTCTGAGATGTACGAGGCCCCCTCCTTCGGGATGAAGGAGTGGGAGTAGCCGCAGCTGCTTCCGGTATAGCCCGTGTCGTTCCGGTGACCGACGAAGACTCTGACCCCAGCCGGAATCTCTACCCACCGCCAAGTCTTCGCCTCGCCCTTCTCCCCGCATTTGTCAGAGATCGACAGCGTTGCCGAGATTCGGTTGGCATCGTCGTAGAACTTGATTCGTGCCTTCGATTCGGTCGGCGGAAATACGAACGGCTTTAGCGGTTGGGAAGGAGCACAGCCACTGAGGTAGGCAAGCAGCGGCAGCAGAGCAAAAGCAGAACGCATCATCAAGGCTCGGTGTTGGGGAAGCCCGGGCAGCATACACGCCCATTTCGAGCCAAATCGGCACAGCGAACCGGCCCCGCATCAACCATAGTCGCCCCTCGGTCGTGTTGATGGCAATATCACGAGCGTGACTAAAAACACCCCCAACCAGACTGACGAGGCGGCATCTGCAGACAAGGACAGAATTCGAAGCCATAGCACCCCAATCTCAGAAGCATATGGGTCGTTGACTTGGCTCATAGAGATGTGGAATGGATGGTTCCCGAACTACGACTTTCTTGAGAACGTCTTTAAGCCCCTTTGGGACGATCCGGAGACTAGCGGTGCACAGCAAATCGATGAGATCAGGAAGATTGAAGACATGCCAGATTGGTTCGGGCAAGAACCGATCACGCCCGAAGGGCGAAGCGCGGCCATAAAGATCGCAACCGCTCACGCCGCATGCGCTTACTGCGTCCAGGCCATGAAAGCCTCAAAGGGAAGCTCTGACGCTTGGTCTTACGCGATAGAGGCAGCCCGTTGGGTCGGCATTCTCCAAGGCTTTCACTCCAGAACCGGCTTGGAGAACGCAAACTCCGCCTCACAGCTCGCGAGGCTTGGAGCGGCAGCTGCTCATGCTGAAAATCGCGCGATGAAAGCACTAGTAATGACTTGGTGCGACAGCAATATGGGGCAATTCAAGAGCATGGATGCCGCAGCAGAAGCCATTGCGGGAAAGCTAGTTCCGGTGAAATTTCGCACCGCGCGTCAGTGGATCGGCGACTGGAGAAAACTACGGTCTGCCGGCAAACCGTAGGTTCTGCCTGCACGGTGTAAGGCGTACCGGCGCGCCGGCTTCTGTTCGCCACGGCAAGCCGCGATAGTCCATTCATGCCGCAGCACATCGGATGCACCGCGGGCAACCACTGAGGGGCGATCACCTTGACGAACTACCGCGTTCGAACCGAGCAGCACGGCAGCAACGCTGGATCGACGAAGGGTTCGACTACAAGGAAGACGACCCTCAAGATCTTCCACAAAGGCCGGCGATCCAAGCCCGATACCCGTGAGGTCAAGGGCGTTCACATGTGGCGTTACCCCAGAAAAACTCGGCGGCACTGCTCGCGGGAGCGGAAGTTGGCGGTTTATCAACAGGCTTGTCCACATACACATCTTCAGTGTGCGAGTAGCATTTGCAATGTCTATTTGGACAAACCGAGCCGTATCTACCTATGCCGGTTACCAAAAAGGCAAGGGCCGCGAGTGGTGGAACACAAGCGGCCCTCTTGAGCACCCGAACCCGAAAGAACTGGCACCCGTCTGCGGAGACGAGGAAAAGTTTAACCGGGTCCGGGGAATGTTGGCCGCTTACTTGAAAGCAACCATGACCCATGACAGTGACCCTGCCCCGCCAGTCGATAGGCTGCTGCGCCTCCCTGAAGTTCTCACCAAGGTGCCCATCGGACGGGCTTCCTGGTGGAAGGGTGTCAAGGATGGCCGCTACCCCGCCGCCATCAAACTCGGCCAACGTACGAGCGCCTGGCGAGCCTCCGACATCGACAAGCTGATCGCTTCCCTCTAGGCGAGGTCAACCATGAACACGATCATGACGGAACCCCGTCGGCGGAGCGCTGGGCGGACATGCGCTGATCGACGTGTCTCGCTTCGGCCTGCTGCTGGCTCGGGCGTGATGGCGGCGCGAAAAGCGTCTGCCGAAAAGCTGCCAATTGCGGGCTTCCTATCCCTCTGCGACACGACGAACATTTCGAGCATGGAATACGCCCGGCCCATCAGGCACAACATCGCCAGCCAAGAGGTGATTGTGATGTGGTCAGGGCTTGGGCTTGCGAGCGTTCGGGTTGGGCGACGGCCCTTTGCTCTGCGGGTAGCGGCGCTTATCGGGCACCAGCGGCTCGCCATCGCGTTTCACGATTTTGCGGACGGCCTCAAGAGCGTCTTGCACCGCGTTTTGCTGCTCACTGATTGCGCCTACTTTCACTTCGGTTTGCTCGGGCTTGCGAGTGCGCTCTTGCCCAATCAGTTGCACCTTGTCGGCGAGTGCTCTGATGCGCGAGAACTGCCCTTGCTTGTACGGACGCAGCAACTTTTGCAGTTGCTTTTTCTCGGTAGGACTGCTGGGCAGTTCCCGGTCGGAATATGCGGAGAGTGGTGCGTCAAAAATGTCCGCAACGGACTCCACGAGTGTGAGCCCATTGAAATAGGCGTAGGCACGAAGTCGGTCTGCCAGTTCTTCGTCAACTCGAAAGATCAGCCCTTCGCCTTCTGTCTCAGGGTACTCATCCATCTCACCTTCGCCAGTCGCAAGCCACTCAAGACTGACTGCCAGCGCCTGGGCAAGTCGCGCCAAAGCCAGCTTTCGAGGCACTGCTCGACCAGTTTCGTAGCGGCTCACTTGCGTTGCAGCGATACCGCTCGACGCCGCCAAGCCGCCTTGAGGCATGCCCCGCGCCGCACGAGCAAAGGCAATGCGCTCAGCGATAGTGGTGTGAATCTTCAATGTACTAAAGCCCAAAAAAAAGTTGCACAAAGTCTATTTTCGGGTACGATTCGAATCATGTACTAAAGTACTTTTCCATCTGTACTATGAGCAACACCACCAAAAAGCAGAAACCCCCTGTCGCTCTGCGACTCCCCGACGAGTTGCAGGACTTCTTGACGCAAGAAGCGGCGAAGGGCTGGCGCAGTCTGAGCCGTGAAATCGTAATGCGCCTCAACGAATCCCGCGAGCGGCAACTTGCGGCCCAGCAACCCTGCAAGTAACCCAAGGAACCCTAGCCGTGACTATCAACATCGCCATCAACTCGCGCCAGGTCGGCGACGAGCTCACTCCCACCATCAACGGCCGCGAGTTGCATCGCGAACTCGGCGTGGGCAAGGACTACACGTCTTGGGCAAAGGCGCAGATCAAGCGCGCTCACTTCGAAGAGAACCGCGATTTCGTGCTGCTCACCCAGAAGGGGGAGCAGCTCGCCAGCGGCGCGAAGTGGAGCACCGAGTACCACTTCACCGTCGAGGCCGGCAAGCACATCGGCATGCTCTCGGGTACGACCAAGGGCCGCGAGGTGCGGGAGTACTTCCTGGAGTGCGAGCGCCGCGTGAAGTCTGCGGCAGTCCCGGCGGTTCGCGACGCGCGCACCGCCGCGCTGATCGATGCTTTGGTCCGTCAGGATTCGCTCGAGCAGGAGCAGGCCCGACAAGCCACCGAGCTCGCGCGCCTGCAGGAGAACGTCGCCGTGATCGAGGCCCGCACCCAACCCGAGAACAAGCACTTCACGGTGCTGGGCTATTCGAACCTGATTGGACGTCCCGTGGATGCGCGCACCGCTGCGAATCTTGGCCGGAAGTGCGCCGCCCTCTCGCGCGAGAAGGGTCTGCTCATCGGCGATGTGCGAGACCCGCGCTTCGGCACCGTGCACAGCTACCACGAGTCCATCCTGCAGGAGGTGCTGGCACCCGCGACCACCAATTGATCCCAAAAAAGGCGAAAGCCCAACGGCGGCAACCGTCGGGCTTTCTGTGACCCAAGAACCCTAGCAAGGAACCCAAATCATGTCCGAGGTTAGCACGCGCCCACAAGTTGGCGCAACCGGCGATCTCTCGCCCTCCCCGATCCGCCCGGCTGCGCACAGCCCGGAAACCATCGAGTTCGACTCGTCGGCCTTCGACGTCGCCACCATGCGCACGACCGAGATCGGCGGGCTGGCGTCCTGCATGATGTGCCTCACGGCCGTCGGATCCTCAGACGCCAGTTTCAACGGCTACGAATTGACCGAAGACGCACTGCCGCTGCTCGGCGCAGTGATCATGCGGCTTGCGCGTGAGGCTGACCAAGCAAGCCACCAGCTCTGGTCGCAGTACAAGGAGGCCCGCGCAGCCGCCAACGGTCGTGAGGTGCAGCAATGAGCGCCGTCCTCGACAAGCCCCGCGCAAAGGTTGCGTCGGCCCCAGCAAAGACCGCTGTCGCCGTCCGCAAACCCGAGACCTCGATCGCAGACATCCGCGCCTGGATCGTGTCGGCAGACGAGAAGCTTGAGATGGCGTACGACGCCGCCGAAAAGGGCGAGTCGGTCGATGTGCTTCTGGATCACATCTGCCACTCGGTCATGCTGGAGCCGGTCCGCATCATCCACTGTGAGGATCTGACGCAGGCTGACGCCCAGCGCGTCTACGACAGCCTGTTCCCTGCGCTGGCTTGCATCCAAGGCGCCATCAAGCTGGCTGACGGTACGGTCCTGCAGCACGCGCTGGAAGAAGCCTTCGAGTTGCTGGATACCGCGCAGACGGCTCTCGATCCGGTGAACGAGGCCGTTCGCTCCCTCGCTGAAGGCGACACCGAACGCGACGAGCATTCGCCGGATCACCCCCACGCGGCACCTATCGCCGCGCCCGTCGAGAGCGAACGTGATGACGAGGACTTCGACCCCTACTGCCTCATGCTGCAGGCTCGTGACGTCGCCGAAGCCGCGTTCCATGAAGGCGGCTCGGACGCCATCTGGGGGCTGCACAGCTTGATCGAGCAGACCGTCAGCAAGGTGTCCGCAGTCGTCGAAGCCGAAAACGCAACGGATGAGGATGTTCGCAACGATGCAAGCGCCGACCTTGCGGGTACTTTGGCTGTCGTCCACGCGGTGAACAACGACACGGTCGACAACCCACTGCTGTACGGCGTCGCATCGCTTATCCGCATGGCAAAGTGGCAGATCGACACCGAGATCGATCGCCTGGCTCGCGCACGCCTGGAACGAGGTGCAGCATGACCACCGCCGCTCCCAACAAGCCGTCGCTGCGCTTGGTGCCCAAGCCCCCGGGCTCCATCGACGCCGACCTGGTGGCGTTCAGGGTGATGGAACACATCGACGCACAGCACCCTACCTTCTGGGAGACGCTGCCCAAGACCGCGCGGGTGGGACTGCGCAATGCAATCGTGCGCGCTGTCATGGCGGAGGACGCGAAGCGATGAGGTGCGCCGCCTGCACGAGCGAAGATATGCGGGTCATGACGACCCGGCACACGGACGCAAAGGTGATGCGGTTGCGCTGCTGCAGCGCTTGCGGCCACCGTTGGACGACTGTCGAGGTCGACGCGCAGAATCTGTCCCGCATGGAATCGACCGTCAAGGCGTTCCGAGCGTTCGCAACGCTCTCTCGGGAAATGGACGATGCCGCGCCCTCGCACAGTTAACCGGAAGATTCCAGACCTCCCACGGGGAATGCGCAAGGTCAGCACCGCGTGGTACTGGCGCGGCACTGACGGATTGACCAAGGAGATCGAAGCTCGGCTGCGTGAGGCCAAGGTGTCTATGCGCGCCGGCTCAACACCCGTCCAAGCCCGGCTCTGGTGGGAAAAGCACATCTCCCCCGCTCTCGTCGCGGCCGTGCCCGATGACGACGTGGTGGGGACTGTTGAAGAAGTGATCCGCAAGTACGAAGCCGACGAACTCTGCACGATCAAGCGTGCGCGTACCAGGACCGAGTACGAAGGCCGAATCCGCCGATTGAGGGCGGCTTTCAGCAAGATGCGCTACGCCAAGACAGAGGTGCAAGCCTTGTTGCCGGGCCACCTCAGCGCAGTGACCATCACCCAGCACCTGCATGCCAACCGTGCGCGCGGCTCGTCCGCAAACAAGGACATCCAACTGCTGTCCCGCATGTTCCGACTGGCGCGGGTGCGGTGGGGCCTCACGACGTTCAACCCCTGCGAGGGCGTCGAGTACTTGTCTGAAACACCACGCGACCAGTACGTGAGCGACGAGCGCTACGCCGAGATCTACGACGCCGCTGGCCCAGTGCTGCAATGCATGCTGGAGATCAGCACACAGACCGGCGCGCGCGAGGGAATGATCTTCGACATCCGAATCGGCGACTTCAATGACAAGCGCATCGAGTTGCGGGTCACGAAGAAGCGCAACGACAAGGGCTACATCACCAAGGCCTACGAGATGACGCCGGACCTCTGGCGGGCGCTAACGCGCGCGCTTGAACTGCGCAAGAAGAACCGTGGTGGTGCAGCCAGCCTTCCCAGCGACTACCTGTTCATCACCAAGCAGGGCAACCCGTACGGCAAAGAAGCATTCAAGACGCTATGGGGCGCAGTGCGGAAAAAGCTGGGCCTCGCGCCGCGGGAGATCACCTTCCACGACATGCGCGCGAAGGCAGCTTCGGACTCCGATTCCGACGCGTCTGCCCAAGAGCTGCTGCACCACGAAGACGTGAAGGTCACGAAGCGCGTCTACCGCCGCAAGGTGCCCACTGGAACACCCTTGCCGTCCGCTATTGGGGGGCGTGGCGGGGACTGA